GCCCTCCATGTCCGTGAGGGCCAGCGATTCGGCCTCGGTGTGGGGGGGGGGCCGGGGGGCTGCGGGGGTGGTCATATCAGGCCACCCTCGCCTTCGCCCACTCGTCCACTTCGGCGATGTCGAACCGGATGATGTTTCCGATCCTGCGGTGCGGCGGGGCGTCTTCGAGATTGAGCCACCGGCGAACCGTGCGCTCCGAGACGCCGAAGTGCTGGGCGACGTCCTCCACCGTGGCGTCCGGTTTCGGGGCGATTACGTGTCCGTTGCTGTCCATTCGTGGCACCCGTAGGTTGGTGGCGTGTCTTGCTACGGATCACAATGGCACGGACTGTCCGTGTCTGTCAAGGACTTTCTATGACATTTCGTGACGCCACAGACGAGGAGATCGCCACGGAGGTCCTCAAGCGTTTGCGCGCCAAGGGCTTACGTTCGGTGCGCCAGATGGAGAAGGCGTGCCCCGCCAACCGGACGACGCTGGCGGCGTGGCGGAATGGGCGCTACGGGATGAAGGGGCCGACCCGGGAGGCGTGCATCGAGTGGTTGGGCGAGGCGCCCGTCGCGGCCGCACCCCTCACCGAATCAGACGAAAAGCGCATCGCCGCCAAGTGGATGGAGAGGACGGCTGAGCGTTTGAGGGCGGAGGCTACGGAATCACCCGCAGCCGGGGACACGGGCTCGGTCCCGATGAAAAAGGCCCGAGCCATGACACGTCGGCCCGGTAGACGCAAACGCGGGTCGGGTGAGCCCTGATGGCCGCCAGCTCGTCGGGCGTGAGGATCCGAACCAGGATCACGTCCCCGTTGTCGTCCGTGCCGATGATGTCACCGGGCCGAAAGTCTGTCCCGGGAATGGGCCGATGGATGCGCACGTCGGGCATGCTGGATCCGTCCTTTCTCTGGTGGGTTGAGGCAGGACCGGGGAAATTGAAACGGGAGGAACGGATGCGGGATAGCTGGATGGGACGATGGACCCGACACCGGTGACCGTGGTGCGCGTGGACATGACCTTCGGGGCGGTCCTCGCGCTGGTCTGGAAGGTCGCGCTGGCCTCGGCCGTGATCTGGATTGGCGTCGCGGCTCTTGTGGCGCTGGCGTACTACGTGGGGTACGTGCTGGGCAGGTAGGGGCGCCTTGGAGGTTCCGGGTGGTCGAATCCCTACCCCGGTACGACCGCCTGGACGATAGCCGTCCCGACTCCGATCCCGCCGACGATCTGCCAGAGCCGGGCCGACCGCTCGGCTTTCTGTGCCCGCCGCTCCGAGATCCCGAGCCGGTCCATCGCCTCGAGGAGCGTGGCGTTCGCGGCCTCGTGGGCCTCGTGTTCTGCCAGTCGCGCAATCTCCTCCAGCGTGGCCCGCCGCTCCCAGAGCGCAGCCCGGTCCCGCAGGCTCGATTTCTCGTCCGCTTCCGCCGCCGCCAGTGCCGAGTCAGCCGCTACGTGAGCGTCCCACGCCTCCGTGGAGGCCCCCAGGCTGTCCAGGAGCGCGCGGACCGTGGCTCCGGTGGACTGAGCCGTGCGCGTCTCTTGAGCGGCACGCTGGATCGCTTCACGCTCGCGTTCGGCGGATGCGGCGAGCGCCCGGGGCATCGTGTCCCGCATCACGTCCAGGTCGGCCAGGGCGAGCTCCGCCCGGTGCTCTGCCTCGACCCGGGCCGAATCGAGCCGAGCCAGCGCGCCGGATGCGTCGGGCACCCGAGGCGTGAGCGCCCACGACAGGACGATCCAGGCGACGGCGCCGGCGAGGGCAACGAGGGCGGTTTTCACGGCCTTACCTGCCAGTGTGGAAGATCCCGCTTCTTGCCCGGCCAGTCGCCGCCCCATTCGACGTGGATTCCGAGGTGCAGCGCCGTCGCCTGGACGAATCCTGCCAGCCGATAGAACCGACTCTCGTCGTCCCAGTCAATCGGCCACGGGGCCACGTCCACGGCCAGGCCCCGGCCCGCCGTATCAGTGCGCTGGTGATTCGACAGGTGGGTGACGCCGTCTGCATAGGTGACGATTCTGCCTTTCGCCGTGCGACCCTGAGCGTAGAGCGCCTGCTGGCGTTCCGTGGTGCGACGGCCTTCCAGGATCGTCACGTCAAAGTCCTTGATGACCTCAGTGAAGAGCCGCTGTAGGTCCGGGTGCGCCGTCGCCAGTTCACGCTTCGACCGCTCGCCAAAGGTGGGCATCTATTTGTCCTCCATCGTGTACGTGGACTCGGACTCCGTGCGGGTGGTACGCCGCGAGAGCAGTCCGCCGATCTGCGGGAACAGATACTGGAACGAGCGCGGCCCGATCACCCACGCACCGAGGACCATGAAGATCGTCACGTCCAGCGAGCCGATGAACACGCTGAGCACGTCGCTGTCCGGCGGGGCGGCGAGGCCGAAAATGATCGCATTGATCCAGAGCCAGTTGAGCGCGATGTGGAAGACGAACAGCAGGCGCCCAATCGAGAACTTGCCCTGCTCATCGCTCATGGCCTCACCGATCTGCCGGGCCAGGCTCCGTTTCGATCTCACGGCTCCCCCCGGAACCACCGCCACAGATGCCAGCAGCCGCCGGCCAGGGCCAGGACGACGACGGCCAGACCGAGGGCCCGCATCAGAGCCACCCGTGCGAACGGGCGAAGACGAACAGCACCCACAGGACCAACGCGATGGTGACGACGGCCCCGAGAAGCTCCTTCGCTCCGGCGCTCATCCGAATGTGGGCGAGGACCATCCACAGCAGCACGGCCACGACGAACACGACGAGCGCGACCTGGATCATGGCACACCTCCCTCAGTAGTAGCGAAATACCGCAGCGCGAATGTGGCGATCCCCAGCAGCAGTCCTATCCCGCCGAAGATCGCGCCGATGACACCGAACATCAGCGCGCGGTCGGACGCCTTCTTTGCGATCCCGGCGACGCTCGACGCTTCACCGGACCGTTTGGCGATGTCGATAGTCACGCGCGAGTCGAGGGTCGTGAGTGCCGCCGTGGCCTCCTCCTTGTTCGCCTGGTCCGCGTCCTTCAGCGCCTGAAGCTGTCGACTGAGGTCCGCGACTTGGGTCGCCAGCGCGGCGCTCGCCCCGTCCTTGATTGTCTGGATGGCCGCTCGGACGTCGGTCATCTGCTCCTCATACCGGCTGCTGCTCACCGTGGACTGAGCGACCTCTTGAGCCCGTGCGTGGGCGTGGTTCAGGTCGCCCAAGCGCCGCTCGATTTCCGCCGTGCGAATCAGGAGCGCGGCGACGTCCGAGCCTTTCTGCTGGTCCCATAGTTCGCGGACGTGCCCGACCTCGCGCCGAATGTGTTCGATCTCGCGGTCCACGAACTCCTGGCTGGCGGCTTCTTCGGCGGTCACGTTTTACGCCTCCTCAGATTCCGGCAACTCGCTCCGGAGCCCGTGACGCACGACGATTTCCGTGAGGATGTCCACCCGCTTTTCCAGCGCGACGATGCGGCCACGGAGCGCGGTATTTTCGGCGTTGACGTGTTGCCACCGCTCCCATATCTCGTCCCGGAATTTCTGGCCAAGCTCCAGGTCCGACACCCGCCCGGTCACCACATTCTGCTCACGTTTCAGCCCGACCGCGATGCGGCGCCGGCGAAACTCCAGAAGCAGCAGGATGAGCGCGGGCACCACGTAGGTGACGAACGCGACCTGTACGGACTCACTCACGGGGTACCCCGCCTGCGGTCGCCCGCGATGAGAGTGTGGGCGTGATAGCACCACCACCCGCCCATGACGGGCAGGAAGTACATGGGCGTCGCGGTAGACGCTGGTGCAGTCGAGAGGAACCCCATGAGCACCATGCCCCACAGGAGCACGAGCCCGGACGTGAAGCGCCGTCGCCATGCGAGGTCCCTGCGGTCAATGGCCCGCAGGTGTACGGCTCCCTGCAAAGCGAAGACGGCACCCCACACGCCCTCGGGCACCAGCGCCAGCGAATCATAGACGCCTGAGATCGAGCCGAACGAAGACCATGGGGCCAGCAGCCAGAGACCGAAGATCACCTCCTGGAGCGCGAGTAAAGTTTCGACCGATTCGAGCTTGCGTTCGCGGAACATCGCCCCGATGAACGCCGATATGCGCCGCAGCTCCGTGGCCAGGTAGGTCATGCCGCGCTCCTGGTCACTCGGTAGGTCGCGTGAGCGAAGGCGGCGTAGGCGACCACTCGGCACGTATGGTATGCGGCCCACGGCGCAAGAATCTCCGGCGTCCCGGCCCGGCTCGCCATGAGAAAGTAGAGCAGGGTGCCGAGACCGAAGTAGAGGTAGAGCGGGAGCGTGACGCGACCGTCGGCCAGGTACAGCACCGCTAGGCTACCGACGAGCGTGAGCGCCACGTCGGGACGAGGGCTCGACAGGCCGTAGGACAGCACGGCGAGCGCGGGAACGCCGAACGCCACCGCAACCCGGTCGTTCGCGGATCGCGCCAGCCCCATGAGCACGAGGCCGAACTGGAGCGGGAGCCAGAGGTAAGCGAGGTCCCATGCGCCTCTGCTCCAGTATCCCAAGAGGTCTCCGATCCACGACACCGACAGCCCCGCGCCGATCAGCCAATACGGCAACGGCGGGCGGTACCACAGCACGCAGGCCATGGGCACCGCCCCCGCCACCGTCAACGCGACCGCGAGCCAGATCATGTCGCGACGGTCTCACAGATCGGCGGACACAACCACGAATAGTTGTACGCCTCCAGCACCTCGCCGCGCTCATCGACGATGACCGCCCATCCCTCCATGGCACCGTTGGCGCTGAGGCCGAAGTAGTCGCGCCGGCTGGCGCCCTTCCCGAGCCGTCGGAGTGCGGCGTTGATCTTGTTGTCCACCGCACGGGGCCGCGCCATGTAGACGGGCCACGGCCGCTTGTCCATCTCGCCGGATGCACGGGCACCTAGGTACCTGGCGTGCGCGTCGCGGAAGCCCTGAACGTCGTTGCGTGCCTGTGCCATGGGTCACCTCCTTGGATTGTGGAAGCCTACTTGGCCTTGCGCTTCCGCCCACGCGGGCGCGAGTCGCTCGGATACCCGCCCGGAGGCGGATCGGCATACGGCGTGCGAGGTCGATTCTGCCGCCAGCCGAGGAACCAGACGACGGCGGCCAGGATGACGATTGCGGCGAGGATGAGGAGTAGGACGGTCATGTTTCAGCGTCTCCTGATGGTGGCATGGGCATGGTCAGCTTGTCGGTGCCAGCGGCACCGCCTCCTCGATGAGCAATATGCGCCACGTACAATCGATGTCGTGGATCGCGACGATCTGGCCACCCCACAGCGCGCCGCGCCGCCGGAGCACGTAGTCGGGCAGCCAGCTCAGGTCGACGATGACCCAACTCCCGGCTCGCAACAACGCCGTATCATCGGCACGCCGCACGGGGACCTCGATCGTCTGGGCGCCGGTGTTGTAGCGCTCGAAGACGTAGAGCTTTCGATCAAGAGCCAAAGCGGCGGCCACATCACTCTCCAGCGCCTCTCCATCCGCTGAACCTACGGAGGCGAAGGCAGAGCCGTCGAATGATGCCCTTTCTTCCTTCCTCGTAATGGATGATGCGCTTCGGTACTCTATGGATACGTCCCGCTTCCCGAGGCTGTCCGCGTTAGGTCCCGGCCCGGAAGCATCCTTGATGTACCAGCGCTCATAGGAGAAGTCCAGGACGTTGATGATCGTCTCTCCGGCATTCCAAGTTGGTACCGGCTCTACATTGTTATCGTCCAGAACGGGGAGCCCATCAAAGCTCTCCGGGATCGCTTGGGAGGATGGTGAGATCCGTAGATCAGCATCGAGCGATGGCGCCCAACCAGTTGGAGCATAGATGGTTTTCTCCGCCCAATCGCGGAGGTCATCTACCGCTTCGGTGATACGAAGTCTTACCAGATCCGTCATTAGCAAGAGAGCATCCGCGTCATACCTTATTCCGGTAGGCACGATGTCTCCCGTGATCGGATCGCGGGCGCTGTACTCTCCGTCATACGCCTTCTGGAGCAGCCTTCCTGCGGTAAGTCGAGTCACGCCGTCATCATCATGTTCGATGTAGAGCGGAGTCGTTTCCGAGGGCGGGCCGATATACTGGACGGCAATGTCTACGCGCTGGCCTTCGGTCGGGTAGTCTCCATCAACCAAAACGCTGCCATCCAGCAACCTCAAGGTGATGGTGTGTACCGCGACGATCTGGCGGGAGTCCGGGTCAAACGCCACCTCTGCCTCAATGGGGTTCCCGACTCCGCCATCCGAATAAAAGAGCCTTCTGGGGTACGCTCCCGAAGGGGTTGTTTGCACCGTATATGGATCCACGATGTTCCATGGGTCCTCTGATCCCTCCGCCCTCCACATCATCCGAAGGTTGGGCCACGTATGCCTGTACATTCCGCCGCCCAAAGATTCTACCGTTGAATAGGAGAGGTCGCGGAAGTCCTCGGGGATCTCTACGCGCACATCCAGAGGATTGCTATCATACAGAACATACTTGGTGCTAGGGAACCGATGCGACGCCTCGGTGAACGGGTCCAGCCAATAATCCTCTAGGGATACAACTCCCTCGCTGAACCATGATTCCCTATAGGTCCCAACCAGAGGTTCGGTTGGGGAGATCAGCCATTGCGGATCTCCAGCCTCATCATTGTACGCTCCCCATCCAGCTTCCACGCCTCGCGGAACAATCCAAACGTTGGAATTGCCGAAGGCGCCAACATCACGCTCGACTTCCCGGGTATCCTTGATGACCCACTTGTAGGCGGAGAAACTTTCATCCATGCGTGGCGTCCCCGCGTATCCGTCCGCGATGACGACGTATCCGAGAGCGGCGCTGATGTAGCGGATAAGGCGGCACCTGCGTCCCTGGATCGCTGGTATGGAGCCGGAGACGAGGCGCTCAGTAAGCCAACCGCTGTCCTGGTCCCCGGGCGTCTGGGCCTTGTCGATCACCGTGACTTCGACCTGACCGATGGTAGCGGCCCCAGCGATGATGTCGATTTCCTGGGCGCCGTAGTTCCCTGGGAGGCAGAGGTACGGAGTCGGATGGTACGGCGACGTCCCCACCTCCCAGGCCAGGGTCTCGCCGTCAGCCTCGTACAGCTCCAGCACCAGGGAACAATCCGGGATCGGGACGGTGACGGTCTCGAAAGAATCGAGGAGGATGACGTCCCAGACACCTTCGAAGATGATGCGCGCCTGGAGCCCTGAGGGTGCTACGGCCGCGACCGTGGTGCGCCCGCCCTCTTCGGCGAGCGTCCTCGCAACGCCCGGCTCTCGGGCCAACTCCCGTGACGCAGCGACCGGGGCGGGGATCCCCTTGTACCAGACCCCGACGCCCAGCTCCGGGAACGACACGCCGGCGACGCCCGACTCACTGACGCCGGCTCCGAAGGTGATCGGGTCAACCATGGACAATGATCACGGTATGAGTGTGCGGATCACGATGTCACCAGACCCACCAGCGGCTCCCGGGGTCGCCGCGTCCCCGCTTCCGCCGCCGCCGCCGCCGGTATTGGGCGCACCCGCTGTGGGTGCTGCGGCACCGATAGAGCCAGCTCCGCCACCACCTTTCCCGCCTGCGCCGGCGATGGACTGTTCAGCGCCACCTCCGCCTCCACCGCCCAAGTACCCCTCAGCGTCACCCATCCCAGCATCGAGCCACCCGGCATCATCAATCGCGATGCCGTCCCCGCCATCACCGTGTAGTGGGCCGGGCGTCAGCTCGGAGAAGTCAGTGAAGAACATCAACCCCGTGATGGGCACCGGCTCCGGCCCGGTCTCATCGATGCGGACCACAAGCTCGCCGGCCACCACGTCGTACTCCCCGCCAGGATACACACCACCGGACGAACGCTCCGCGACGACGGCACTGCCGGAGTCCAGGACCCTGATGGTGTGGAAGCCCTCGGGCATGGGCATCGGCTCTTCGACTCCGCTTACCCCCGTACCGAACATGGACAGATCCACGAGCGCGATGCCCGCCGCCTCGGCTCCCGACGCCACGACGTCACCAGCCTCGTTGAGCACCTCGACGCTTCCGCCCGTGGGCACACCCTCCACGAGGAGATTCTTGTCACGGAAGTATGCGAGATGATCGCAGAATGCTTGCTTGTTGGTCCCGCTGATGGGAGTGCCCCGCGCAGCAAAGCCGAAGCTGGCAAAGGTACCATCAAGCGCCGTGTCGGCATACGCCTTCCGCACCCCGACCTGCATTGTGCGAGGGCTCCCACTCTCGCCATAAGCGGCATACTGCGAGAGACCGTCCTGTACGTAGGCCTGGATGTGATGCCAGGAAGCGAGGTCGTGCAGATACGCGATGCCGACGAACCTCTGGGTGCCGTAATGGATCGCGCCGTGGTAGCCCACGGGCACCTCGTCGGGGTCCCCGGTCGGGTGAGTCGCGCGAGTGATCGGCCCAACGTTCAGATTCGAGTGGGCGCTCTTGACCAACGCCTGCACGAACATCTTGTCTACTGCGACGTCCGTCTCGATCAGAGCGTGAAAGCTGCCTCCTGTTTCGGTGAGCTTGAACTGTTGCTCCGGGATCATCAGGGTGCCCGTGCTCGGCACCTCCCAATTCTCCGCCAGCTCGTCGCCCATCGTTTCCAGGGTGGCCCCCCTATCGCCACTCTCCCCGGCGCCCCCGCCGCCGCCCGCGTGTTCGGCGTCGCCTCCAGCAGACAGCGAGAACCCGCCGCCGTCGCCCCCCTGGTATCCACGCAGCGCTGAACCTGCCCCAGGTACACCACCGTCCCCGTGCCCGCCGCCGCCCGTCGCCCGCGATCCTGCGGCGCTAGGTGGGGCTCCGGCGCCGGCGCCCCCGCCCTTCATGAGGACATGATCGCCCACGCTCGAATCCTCGCCATCCTCACCAGCGGAGCCCGCCGTCCCGCCCGCCCCACCATCCCCCACCGTGACCGTTTCGTCCTGGTACAGGTACGTCTCCACCTCCCTGACGTCCGCGCCGCCCCCACCCCCACCACGTCCTGAGCCGCCACCTGCCCCACCCCCACATCCCTTGATCGTCGCGCGTCCCGGCGTGGTGACAGTCACAACGTCGGTGGCGGTGAAGCGATGGTAACGGTACCCGTCGTAGACGCTCTCGACTCCGCCCGACAGCACCGCCGGAGGCAGGTCATCGAGGTACAGGCGAGTGATCCGGATCACCACGGCTCCCGTCCGCCCAGATCCGCCGATCGCATCCCCTCCCTGGCCCGCTCCACCCCCGGCGATTCCCTGACCAACTTGTATGGCGATGGTCTGCCCGGCGGGGATGACCAGGGCTGTGATGACGCGGACTCCCCCCGCCGCCCCGCCCCCGTGCACGTCCACCGTTTCAGTCGTAGGAGCGTTGACCTGCTGAGCGTATCCATGCCCGCCGCGTGGGCCATAGAACCGCCATCCCGGCACCAACCCTCCAGGGCCACCCCGGCCAGCTTTCAGGGGCCAACCCTGCAAACACACTCCTCCGGTCCCTGCTCCGGCGAACCCGCCGCCGCCACCCGAGGCTGCGAGCTTCTTGTCCAGCAGCCCCCAGGTGCTTTGCGCGCCTCCTCCGTCGTGCCCTTGAGGCGCCGAGCCTAGCCCCCCAGCCGACCACATCGTATTCCCTGATGGGCTCTTGCCGCCTCCAGCGCCTCCCGATCCGCCAGGCTGGCCGTCCTGGTCGATGATGGCACCGTGGCCTCCGCCCAACGCGATGTGTTCATCGGGTGGCGTATCGGTATCGGGGTCCAAGCCCAACCCACCAAGGCTCACGAACAGCTTTGTGTCCTGTCCCCTACCGGCGCCGCCTCCCGCGTTTCCTGCCGCACCAATCAGCGCGGCGTCAACCGAGATCAGGCAGTTGGTCCGTATCTCCCCAACGGTGTCCCGGAACACCAGCAACGTCTCGGCCCCATCATCGATCCGTTCCTCGTAGCCCGTCGCATCCAGGCATGGCCCCGGGTCGCTGGAGACGCGCTGGAGTGTGTACGTCCCCGCTCCCGCATCGCGTCGGGACAGGATGAGGTGGAGCCGATCATCAGGCCCGAGGATTGCGCGCCAAAGCTTCTGATCCGCGTCGAGCGTGTGAGCTGTGTTCCGCTCCGTCGCGTAGTCCTCCGAACCGATACGGAAGTACACGTCCAGGGCCCGCTCGTAGAACAGGACGATCTCTCCCCAGAGGGTAGTATCGGGCGCGCGATGTACGAGGGCAGGGGAGGCACCGGTGCCCAGGTTCGTCAGCACATACGACTCGCCGTCGTGGTAGCGCACCCACACCTCTCCGGCCCGCTCCATCGCCACCACGGGCAAACCTGCCTGGTCGAAGGCGAGCGAAAGCATGTCGACGGCGGCGCCGGTGAACGCGAAGAGCGGCGTCTCGGCCAGCCACGCCGAGCCATCCGACTCGCCCAGATAGACCACGCCCGTGTCGTTGTCGGGCCGCACGTACCACCCCTTGACGAGCAGCCCGGACTCCACGTCGCCCAGGGCCGCGGGTCCGGGCGCGGGCGCGGCCAGAGACACCACGGCGTCCGGGCGCAACTCGAACGACACGCCGCGTACCTGACCCGTGGCGAAGTCCGCCTCGCGCTCATAGGCCATAGTAATTCAGCCCCCAGGGTGAGCCGTCAACGGTGCGAAGCGAGACGGTGATTTCCAACGTCCGCGGATAGTCCGATGACCGACTCGGTGCGATGTCTTCACCGGCGAGCGGGCTGTCCAGATACACCTCGAAGGAGGTGCCCGCCACGTTGGCGTCCGGGTACCAGAGCAGCGTTTCCGCCAACTGTCCCCAGGCGAGCATGGCATGAACGTTCTCCCATTCCGTCTCGTAGAACCGGAGCGTGACACGCAACACGTGATCCCGCCGCACGATGTAGGAGGCCGGAACCCCGGCAGCGGACGTGCGCGACCCGCCGACTGTCGGGGTTGATCTGTCCCACGCCCGCACCGGCAGCGACGTCTCCCAATCGGTCTCCCCGTACACGAAGCGACTGCGTAGCCCGAGGAAGGAGGTGTCAATGGTCATGGCCTACCTCCCTGCGGGATGGTGCCCCGGAAGGTCCTGACTCGGGCGTTGGCGCCGTAGGACTCCTGAGCGAGCTTCCCGGCCTGATGGACCACGCGCTGGACGCGCGGATTGATGGCGTCGAATCCCTCGCCCACCAGGTAGATGCTGACTTCGGCGCCGGGTGGCTGGGCACGCTCGCTCGCCAGACCCGCGCCCGACCGGCCCGTGCCGGAAAAGCCGCCGGTGCCGCCGCCGCCGAAGCCACCGGTCACGCCCGCGAGCGTTCCCCACGCGGCGGCGATCCCGGCGAACTGCCCCGCTGCCGCATAATGGCCTGCGGCCAAGGGTGCGGTGAAGGGATTGAGGCTGGCGACGAATCCCATGGCCGCCTGTTCCAGCGCCATGACGGCGTTCTGCTTCGCCTTCCACGCGGCCATCGGGCCGATCCCCGCCCCCATCGCTGCGGCGAGAATATCGCCCGCCGTCTGTGCGACGTCCGCCATGAGCCGTTGTTGCTTCACCACGAGGGCGCTTTCAGCCTGGACTTCTCGGAGCCGTTCGGCCAGACCTTGCATCCGGGCATCCATGGGCCCGAACCCTTGAGCTGCCAGAGTTTCCATGGAGCCGGTGAGCATCTGGATCTGGCTGTCCAGACTCTCATAGTCGCCACCCAACAGCTCGGCCATTGTGTGGGCGGCTTCCTGGGTACGGGCCAACTCCTCCATCTGCTGCGTAAAGATGGATAGCTCGGGGGTCCCCTCCATCTTCTCCATCTTGGGCATCTGGAACGCCAAGCCCCGCTCCGTGACGTTGCGCCCCGTGAGCTGTTCGATGGGCACGCGGCGGCGCGTGCCGGTACCGGTACCGGTGTCCGGGCCAGGAGGAAGCTTGGTCCCGACGCTCAGCCGTCCCGCTTCAATGTCCTCCATGACCCGGTCCAGATGCGCCATCGTCACTCTCAGCCCTTCCACCGACTCCTGGGCGCTTTCCACCTCGGTCTGCCACGCGAAAAGGTCGCCCTTCTTGAGCGTGCCCTTGATCGTGGCCCACGTCCCGGTCATCCCGTCCAGTTTCTTCTGCGCGTCCTCCAGCTCCTTCGCCGTGATCGACTGATACGTCGCCAGTCCGCGCAGCGCCTGCTCGGGCGTTTGCGCACCGGCCACGATCCGGGTGATCGCGCCCTGGTTGCGGAACGCGGTCTCACTCACCCCGGCATACGCCCGGCCGAACACGTCCACCGCTTCGGTGAGCGACTGCACCGCCCGTGTGAGCCGGTCGAGCATGGTCTCGCCGTCAGCGCCCGCGATCAGCGCATCTCCGAGCGCCTCCTTGAAGTCGCCCCAGGCGTTGTTGACCTGGACCAGCTTGCCTTCGAACGTCGTCGCCTCGTTGGCCGCGAAGCCCGCGAACGATGCGCGCATGACCTCGATCGCGTCCTCGCCCTCTTTCACCACGATGCCGTAGCGCGCGAGCGTGCCCGTCTGGCCGACCATGGCGCGGCCCACGAGCTGGGCGGCGCTCCGGAGGTCGATCTGTTTCGCGGCGGCCAGGTCGGCCACGAGCGATATGTTCCGGAGCGAGCCCTCGTAGTCCTTCGACGTGGTGATCAGCTCGGTCAGCGTCGCGGCGAACTCCTCGTCGCCGACCTTCGTAGCATCCTGCATCGCGGCGGCCATCGCGCGGATGTCCTGCTCGACGGCCTGGTACCGGATGCCCGTACCCTCGACGGCGTGGCCCAGCCGGTTCCAGATGCCTTCGGCTTCACTAGCCGCTTTGACGCTCGACTTCAGAAAGCCGGCGATCGCCCGGACGCCGAACGCAGCGGCCAGTGCGGCGCCCACGCGCATGGCCATCTTGCGCACGCCGTCCAGACTGCCTTCGACGCCCTTCAGCGACTTCTTCGCGTCGTTCTCGGTGCGCTTGGCGGCAGTCTTGTCGAGGACCAGCTGGACGAGACGGCGAATGGGGTTGGCCATGGGTCAGACTCTCCCGCTCGCTTCACGCCGCCAATCGGCGTAGCCCTCTTCGGTCGCGCCACCGGCGCGCGCAGAGGCCGCGGAGTCGAGCATGTGGCGCGTGGCCCGACGGTCGATGCCCGCCATCCCATGGACGAAGTGGCGCCACGACCGGGGGAGTCCGTCGGGGCCCGTCCACGTGGGCAACTCGGCCGCGAAGATGATCGCCTGATCCATCAGATCGTCGCTCTCGCGGGCGTCGGATCCACCACGCGCAGCGTGGCGCTCGTTTTCGTCCGGCGCCCCAAGAAAAAAAGCGCGAGCTCCACGAGCTCGGCCTCACTGGCCCGCTGGAAGCGGTTCGGCGTGAGCCGCAGCCGATGGAACACGCGCGGCACGAGGCCCGTCGGTCGGCTGTTGCGCCACATAATGCGGGCCATGCGCTCCAGCGCCGCGTAGTATGGGCCTGCGCTCTCGCGGTCGATGACGACGCCGAACGACTGCGCCTCGAGAAACGCGTCGAGCAGCGCGGCCCCCGCCCTCCACGGCAGCGGCGGCACGCCGTAGCACCGGCCTCGCCACTGGAAGTAAAGCAGCTGGCCGAGGTCGAGCACATGGCGCACGTTGAGCGGGCGCGGGCGCGGCTGCTCGGCCATCCGCTGCGCAGGACTCGTAGCGGCGTGAGCGGCCGCGCGCGCCTTCAGTTCATCCCAGGACGCGGGCTTGAAGCGGAACATCAGCTCGTGCCCAGGATGTCGATGCTGGCCAGCGCCGGGTCACCGGTCGTGTAGAGCCGGTGGCCGTCGGGCATGGTCGGGTGCATCATGACCCGCAGCGTCACCGGCACGATATTCTTGGCGTCGTTGCCGTGGCCGCCCTTGAACGTCCGGTCGGCACGCGCGAAATAGCCGCGCCAGAACCACACGCTCGTGGCGAGCAGCGTCTGATGCGCCGCGTCGAGGGCCGCACCCCCGAGCGTCCAGCCGCCCACGCCGTAGGACAGCTCCGGGTAGGTGCCGTCCGACTTGCGGAACAGCGCCTCGGGGAAGAGCACGATCGTGCGCTCGCTCACCTCGCGGACGCGGATGTGGCCCGCGCTCGCCGAGTCGATCGGGCTGATGATGTCGAGCATGTCGGGGTCCGCCATGAACAGCGGGATCTCGAGCTCGGGCGCCTCGCCCGTGTACGTCACCTCGAACGGCGCCTCGCCCGCGATCTCGGGCAGCGTGAGCGCCGCCTCGGTCGCGTTGGCCCGGAACGAGATGTCGCCCTCGGTGTCCGTCAGATGCGCGAGCGTCAAAGCGCTCGTGCCGTCCCAGACGGTGGGATCGCCTCCGCCGTCCACGGCGTAGGCCACCACCCCCCTGCCGATCTTACGGAGGATGGTCTCCAGGTTGAGAAGGGTCAGGTCCATGTTGCTCTCCCCCGTTGGTAGTGGGCGGCCGTGGTCATGGCCGCTGCAACGCGCCCCGTAGCGGCTCGAATACGAACCGCACGGCGCGCGCGTAAGTGTTTTCGCGCGTCGGCGCGTCGGACAGCGACTCGCCGCCCAGGAACTCGCAGAACATCGTCACGCCCTCGATGGTGACCGCCAACTCATGCGAGAAGAGCGCGCGCAGGCGCCGCTCACTGGCGATCAGGTCATCCTCGGTGGGCGCGTACTGGTCCCACTGCACGACGACGGGCTCCCACAGCTCGGTCTCGACGTCGCTAACGAGCAGGTATTCGAGGCTCGGTGCCTGATACTGCTGGACGCCCTTCGCCCGGATGTTGTCGCCGTAGATGCCGGCGAGCGTCGCATCCGAAGCCGCCGCGGTGGCGAGCGCGAGCGTGACGTCCGGCCAGCGCATCAGTTGCCGAGGCTCCGGAAGATGACGTCCATCGGCTGCTCGGCTTTCTGGGCCGAGGGCTCCATGTAGGGCCGGGGCGCGATGTAGGTGCCGCGGCTGTCCGTCCCGCCCCACTCGAGGCGGCGCGCGTAGCCTTCGCCGGGATCCGCACGCCCCGCCCCGGGCGCTTGGCCAAGGCCGGGACCGACCTCGCACCCGACCGTCCAGCCTTCCCACTCCGGATCCGAATGCCCGACGCTGCGGCGCAGGTCGCCGAACTGAACGGCCGGCGCCTCGCCCGGCGCGGACGCGACGTGCAGTCGGCCCGTGCGCGAGACCTTGTAGGTGCGTCCGCTGCGCTTGCCGGTGAGCGTGCGTTTGATCGTGCCCTCGAGCACGAGGCTCGCCTGAAGCACCACGCGCTCCGCTTCGGGGCGGATCTCACGCATGGCTTCCTCGCCCATCCCGTCCAGGCCCTCCCACCTGCCGTCCGCGAACTGGATCACGAGCCGGCCTCCTCGGGCAGGGATCCGCTGAACTCCTCGCAGATCAGCTCGACGTGGTGGCCGCGGGGGATGCTGATGCTCACGACCTCCAGGCGCTGAGGCCCGACGAAGCCAGCGGGCCCCGCGTACACCTCCACGACGTCGCGGTCCTGCCAGGCGAGGTCGGTCCGGTCCAGGTAGACGCTGCGCTGTCCGACGGGCGTGAGGCCGGATCCCGCGTCGCCCAGTACGGTGCGCCGCCGGGTGAACGTGCACGGCAGCTCCTCATAGCCGTCCGGCACCTCGTAAGACACGACCGTCTGGCGCCGGGCCGACAGGCTCTCAGTGCGTCGGTACACGCGGCACGTGTGGTCGAGGAGTTGGGCGAGGCTCATATCCGTCCACGCCTCCACGCGCCCAGCACGCCGACCCAGCGGGGCAGCTCCTGGAGATCCTTGACCGTGTAGGCATAGTCGCCGATCGACTCGGACGCGAGGCCCTCCCGGCCCCGGCCACGCCAGAGCGCGGCCACCAGGTCCAGCACGAGCTGCTCGATGTCCTGGGGCGCTGCCACGAAGCCCTCCTGGTACGTCGCCCGGTAGTTGCGAACGCCTCGCGTCCAGATCCCGCTGGCGTACAGCGCACGGCCGTCGAGCTCGAAGTCCGTGGAGTCCATCGTGGTCCACGACCCCGTGGGCCCGCTCCGGCTCGCGAGCGTGACCGTCCCGTCGACCGGCGGCTGGCGCAGGTAGAGCACGGCTCCTCCCGTTCCGTCGAGCACCTCGACCGCGTCGCGCGGCTCGCCGAAGTACCAGTCCAGCTCACGCTCGATCGTCGCGACCGCCCGGGCCTCCAGGGCCGTGAGCACGTCGTCATGCGTGCTGACCGTGACGCCCAGCCACACCTTGAGCGCGGAGATCTCGATCATGGGCCGCCTCCTTCACGCCCGGCGGCGACGGCGCGCACGTCGCTCGTGCGGTACCCGCCGTCCCCGCTCGCGCCGATGGCGCTGTGCGTGAAGTCGCCCCAGCTGAGCCCGAGCTCCTCCGCGACCGCCCGGGCCCGCGGGGAAGCGAACGTCACGCCGTCCAGCGGGTCGGAGGGCACAGCGTCGGGGCGTGCCACGCGGACGCGCTCCGCGCCTCCGGCCGCGAGTGCGGGGTAGGCGCGGCGCATCGCCGCCCGGACGCGGCGGCCCGCCAGGGCCAGCAACCGTTCCTGCACCCGGGCGGCGGCCATCAGGCGGTGCCCTCACCGGTCAGCTCAGCCGCGATCCGCTCGATGTCGGCGACGGTGAAGCCGGCCACCGAAGACCGGTGCTGGTCGGCGAGCATCTCGGTGGTGAGCCCGTACTCCTCGGCCTTTTTCCGCGCCTGCCAGGACGCAAAGTCGGTGAGGGTGGCATCGGGCTCGAAGACGTCGCGGATCTCTTCCTCTTTCGGCTCCGGCTCGAAGTCGAACTCCGGCTCCACCACCTTGTCCTCGCCGCCCCGGTCCATCTTGTCTTCGTAGCGCGCGCGGTCCATCGCCTCGGTCACGCCGAGCACCCGATGGCCTCGACGCACGAGCAGCGACGTCCGGCGTTCCCGCGCCTTGGCGCGGCGCAGATCGGAGGGAGTCATTCCCGCCTCACGCTCAAGCTGGGTGCGACGCTCCTCTGCTTCCTGGGTCGCGATCCGGTTGCGCTCGTGCTGTTCCCGGCGGATCTGCCGGGTGAATCGTGCGGTATCTCGTCCTGCGGCCATGGGTTCCTCCGTCGGTTAGTCGCCGGCCGCGGCAGCGAGCCGGGCCTCATGATCGTGCAGGGCGGCCACGCGCTCCTCCGCCCCCTGGCGCGCGGCGTCGTTGCGCGCGCGCTGCTTGTTTCGTGCGGCCGCCATCTCCGCGAGGTCCTGACGCCGCACGTGCGCGAGCGGGGAATCGGCGCGCACGGCGATCTTGCGCGGCCGGGTCTCGTGGCGGCGTGCCTCGTCCTCCGTGGCCAGGAATGGACCGCCCCGTTTGATCACTTCGGTGCCGCGCTGGAAGTCCATCAACGCGACCATGAGCACGCCGGCACCCACGCAGGCGACGGCCTGCTCCGGAGCCTCACCCAGGGCGAGCCGCTCGAGCACGCCGAACAGCGCGTCGGGGTCGCCCGCGAGGCTCGCGAGCTGTCGATAGAGCACCCGGTTCGCAAGCTGCTGCGCCTTGGCGGAATCCGACCGGGCGTGCGGGTGCCAGAGGTGCCAGAGGTCGTGCTCGAGTCGGACGTGCGGGCCGACGAGGGTATCGAGGATCACTGCGGTCGCCTCGTCCTCCGCACCCCAGCCGGCGAACGCCATGGGCATCCCGCCCGTCGCGTCCCACGCCGAGGCGTCGACGACGATGAAGCCGCCGCCGGCGAATCCCACATAGGCCTTGCGGGCGTAGGCGCCTTTGAAGGGCGGATCGGCCCGCGACCCCAGGGCGACCACGGCCTCGGACGCAGCCCGGTCCAGCCGGTGCACGAGCGTGTGCGGCACGACCCACGGCGCCTCGCCGATCTCGACGAGCGCGACGGCCTCCCTGAGCGCCTCAGCGCTCATTACGCAGTCCGCGTCGGCGATCACCAGCGTATTGCCGCGGCTGCGGCCCACGGCGTCGGCCACGGCCGCGCCCTTGCAGAATGGGCCTCCGATGTCCGTGCCCTCGACGACCTCCCACTCCGGGTAGAGCGCCTCGTAGCGCGCGCGGAGCCACGCCCAGGCGACGTCGCGGGGCCCGCCCCCGTCGCTCCGGCGCGGCACCAGCACGCTCACGCCCGTGCGGCCGCGGCGCAGGTTCTGGAGCTTGGCGCCGACCCGGCGACCACGGCGCCGGTTGACCCGGCGCGTGTTGAAGATCGAGTCCGCGTGCTGGCGGTAGAAAAAGCACGGCCGGGTGCGCACCGCGACGAACCGCGCGTTCTGATGCGCGAACCCGATCCAAAGCGCGGTGTCCCAGCCGCCCGGCATGTCGTCACGATAGGGCGTGTGCTCCCAGAGCGCGCGGCGGAACGGGCTCACGCCGGACGCAGGGGCGGAGCTTTTCAGCGTGCTCTGGCCGCGGGAGTGCTGGTAGAGTCTCGTGCGGTTCGAGGGCCCGGCGGCCAGGTCACCCGAGCGCTGGTAACCGAGCGGGATCACGTCGGCCGACGGCATCAGCCGGGCCACCTCGTCCAGGCAGTGCGGCATGAACGTGTCGTCGGCGTCCATGTGCATCACCCACTCGGTGCCCGCGCCCAGCTCGACGGCCCTGTTCCGGGCGGCGCCGAAGTTGGCAAGGGCCATTCGCTCAGTGCGCACGTCGGGGAGTCCGGCGGCTCGGAGCAGCCGGGCCGCGGCCTCCATCTGAGCGGGCGTGGCGTCGGTGCTGCCGTTGTCCACGAGCGCGACGACCCGGGGCCACGTCGTGAGCGCGACGAGGCTCCCTGTCCACTCCGCGAGATATCGGCCGTAATTGTGGCAGCTCGTGACCACCGCGAGGTCGAGGAGGGGCTTCACGCGAGCGCCTCCCGCTTGAGCTGGGCACGATTCGCCCAGGCGTGGAAGGCGTAGGCGCCGGCGAGTTCGATTGCGGTCGTCGGGTAAAGGGTCGCGGGCTCCAGGAGGTGCACGTCGTCACCGGGACGCAGGCAGCGGTTGACGTGGTGGGGGCCCGTGACCATCGCCAGGAACTGCCCGCGGTGGGCCTGGATCGAGAGCGGCATCTTCTCGACGCAGCGTAGGATCCACGGATGGCCGGGCACGGCCGCCAAAAACGCGTTCGACAACACGCGCTCGCCCTTCCACCGATTCGGGCTGTAGGCCGCGACGGCCGCATGCCCCGTGAGCAGCTCGTCGAGCGGGCGAAGCGGCTCCATGTCGGTGTCGACGTACACGCCGCCTTCGCGCGCCAGGATCTCCAGCCGGAGCAGGTCCGACCGGTAGCGCAGCGCGTCGTTCGCGGGAGCCCTACGGTACAGGCACGCGTTCCGCATCCGGAAGTCCGGCCTGGCCCAGTGGCGCACGGTCCAGCCGGGGTTGAGCGCGCCCCAACGCACGCCGTTGGCCACAAAAGCGCTCGGCATGGGCGGGCTGCCCTCGATCCATATCCGATGGATGATGCGCGGGATCTTCATGCGCGCCTCGCCCAGGCCAGGGGCTTCGGGAATGCGAGCCAGTCCTGCCACTGCGGATCCTTCATCATCCGGTGCACGACGTCGTTCACGCCCGGGTGATGCGTGCCGTAGTCGTCGAAGACGATGAACCCGCCCGGGGCCACGAGCGGCGCCCAGCGTCGAACGTCCTCCACCACGGCGGCGCGGCTATGGTCGCCGTCGATCCAGAGCAGACCGATCGGCTCCCGCGGCAGCGACGCGCGCGACGACAGCGCTCGCACCGCCTCGACGTGAGGCAGCGCGCCCACGTCGGCCAGGTTGCGGAGGTATGTCGCGCGCACGTGCTCGCCAGCGAAGCGGCCCCCGCGTCCCATCTCGGCGCCAGCCATCCCGTGCGGGTCGATCGAGAGCACCGGCAGGCCGCAGCGCCCCGCCGCGGATCCCCTCGCCAGGAAGGCCGTGCTCCGGCCGGTATACGCGCCGATCTCCACGACGCGCTGTCCCTCGGGTACCTTGCGCGCCAGCTTCTCAAGCAGCTGACCGGTCGAAGCCGGGATCAGCCCCTCCACGTCTTCGGCCCGGCCGGGCGTCTTCCGCGTGAGAAGATAGGCGCTCTTGTGCTCCGTGGGGATCCGCGTCACGGCCCAGCCCGGTGGGACGTCGGCCGTCCATTTCCGGTGCAGCACGTGCTTCGCCCCGCGCTCCGCGTGGTCGGTCGACCACACCAGCGCGCACGAGCCCAGCGAGAGCAGCCAGAAGATATGCTCCCGGTAGTCGGCATCATCGACGAGATGGAACATCACGTCGAGCGAAAGCACGAGGTCGAACGGGCCAGCGGGCAACTCACCCACGAACGCCCGGCCCGGCATGGCCGCACGGCAGAGCGCGAGCGCCGAGGGCGCGGGGTCGTAGCCGACGTATTCCGCGACCCTGAGGCGGGAGGCCACGTAGCCATCGCCGCACCCGAGATCGAGCACGGAGCGCACGCCATGCTCGTCGATCACGCGCTGCACGAGCCGGACCTTTTCCTCTGCCTCGGCCCCACGCGAGCCCGCGCCGGACGTGCCGCCCGTGGCGTAGCGCCGATCCCAGTACGGGGCGGCCGCGAACGCGGTCATGCGCCGACCCTCAAGATGATGGGATCGCCATCACTGAGCGACAGCGTGTCCCGAAGCTTCACCGGCGCCCAGACCTCCAGGACGTCGCGACCATGGCCTCGGACGCCGGGCCGCATCACATGGGCCGGGCCGTCGTAACCCTCGACGCGCGCGTGCCAGATCTGGTAATCGCCGCCCTTGCGTCCTCCGCGCCTTCTCTGCCCGTCGACGTACTCCATCGCATAGGCGCCGAGCCGGAAGGCGCGCGGCAAACGGACGTTGAGGCTTCCACCGTAGGGCTCGTAACCGAGCACCACGCCCAACTCGGAGCGCATGCGTGGCACCCACGTCCCATTATTTCCGCCCCCGCTGAACACGTGGCCCTGAACACGGATGCCCTCACGCCTGAGCAGCCAGAGCCCACGCTGGAGCGACGGGTCCCACACGCTCGGGCTCGTACCGATGCGGACCATCCCCGCTTTTGCCAGCGCGGCCTCGATCGCGCTCAGCTCGTGGCGCGCCACGGCTTGCTTCAGGCGCTCGCGCGGGTTCGGCGTTTCGACGATCAGCGCGGAGCGAGTCGAACGCACCAGCACGTCGAGCACCGCGCGCCAATTGTTCTGGTGGTGCAAGAACGACAGCGCGAGGATCACGTCGAACGTGCCCTGGCGCCGGATCTGCTCGGAAGTGAGGTCACCATGCACGACAGCCGCGACACGCCCCTCGGCGGCCATGACGTCGCGGCTTCGGTCAACCGCGACGCAGCGCGCGCCGAAGTCCTCGGTGAGTCGCAGGCTGAAATAGCCGGACGCCGCACCCAGGTCGAGCACCGTGAACGGACGCCTGAGCGTCGTGAGCGCGGCGGCGATCTGCCGGTATCGCTCCGCGCACTCACGGTAGCCCGCCGTGATGATGCTGCCGTCCGATGCGATCTGGTCCTGGTAGGTCACATTATCTCTCCTGGTCCTTTACAATCAGCTTCAGCCCACTTGCCCTCAACGCCTTCTCCCACGTCCAGCCGTCCGCTTCCCGGTACAGCGCGTAGATCACACTGCCGTCCCGCGATGCCAATACCCCGGTACGCATTGCAGCGGTGCTTGCCGTGTCGGCCCCGTAATGCGTAGCTGGCTCCGCACCCGTTGCTGAAAGACGAACGTGGGTGAACGTCCTATCTCCTCCCGTGTCTGGGTCCCACGCCTTCGCGTCCCGAGCAGCCTCCGTCGCTTTCGCAACTGCGACGATGATGAAGTGTCGGTGCGCGTAGGCTGTCCGGGTCGCCATCAGAGCCCCCATCCTGCCGTGAAGTAATCCAGCATTTGCAGGCGCTCAGCGTCTGTCAGCGAAGGGACGAAATAGCAGATTTCCGCGATGTAGCCTTTGTGGTAGTAGTAGGGATTGCCGGCCCCGTCCCAGGTGGCGCCCACGTACAGCGCACGCTGATTCACAGCGCCTGCGGCCACAGCAGTGACTACGGCTGTCGAATCGTCGAGTCGAACCTGAACTTCTCCCACGTCGCTCTTGTACTCGCCCGTGAAGACGTGCCAGGTGTTGAGCGCCGGAGCCGTCCGTGCTGCGTTGGCGTTCGCGTAGAGCATCTGAACTACTTGGCTCGCCGGATGCGTGCTCTCACGCAATTGCAGCCGCCACCTGGGGAACCCACCTGCCCACCGGGACACCAGCGCCAGACTTGTCACCCGATCCACCACGTTCGCCACCGCCATAACGGTCATGTCCGTGGCTTCCAGCGAAGCGGTATTCGTGCGGATCAGGTGGTCGTCTGTGCCGTCGAACTCCAGAACGTTCTTGCCGTTCAGGGCACCTACCCTGAGCACGGGCTTCGCGGCGGTGGTGGCCTGAGTAACGTTGTTGAGAAATCCGCTGCGTTCGCCCCATCCACCTACTACGTCTCCGTCCAGCGCAGCAGGAACAGTCATAGCCGCATCCTGCCAGGTGCGCGCCCCACCGTGCAGCCACAGGCGCAACTTGCCCGTGCTGAGAGGCGAGAACCCACGCCGACGCGAGCGCACCATCACCAGAGGGCTCATGGAGCGAGCCCAAGCAACGTGATCGCGATGTCGGCAATCGTCGCATCCGCGACAGCGGGAGCGACGAGGGACAGCACGTCACCCGCCACGAGCGCCACCGCTCCGCCCGTCGTCACGAGTGTGCCCACCGTCCCAGCGGCGGCGAACGTCACGGTGCCCACCGGAGCGCCGTTCACGTTGACGATGAAAACCGTCTCCGCCGTAGCTGCTGTTCCGGCCTGAGCCAGCGACCCGGCGAAGTCGTCAGCGAGCGTTACTGCTCGAACGGCGACGAAGCTGCCTACGATTTCGTCATCAACCGGGCTGCCCGCCACGAAGAACGCCAAGTCGTAGACGTTCGTGCCTTGCTCGCCCTGGATGCCCTGGGTGCCCTGGATGCCCTGGATGCCTTGATCGCCCTGGAGCGCGAGCGGGTCCCACGACGCATGGACACCGGGCTCTTGGCCCGCCGTCGTATCTGCTGTGGCGATGTAGGATGAGCCCTCGTGCGACACCTTCTCGCCACGAGCATAAGCGGTCCCGATGGCCCACGCGTTCTTCCACTGAGCCAACGTCCAGGTTACGAGCGTGTCGTACTGCGGATCGCTCGGCGTGACTCCGGCCTGACGCAGCACAGATAGCTCAATCGGAGTACTGCCAGCGGGCAGCGTGAACCGAAAACTGGCGCCGAAGGGCAGCTTGCAGACGTAGACGCTCGCGATCTCACCGACTTCGTTGGTCCAGAGCGTGGCCTCGAACGTGCCGTCCGCCTCGGTTGTGACCGAGACCTTGCCCTGCGGGAACTGATCGTCGGGGGTGTAACTGCCGGGAACGAGCGTGAACGATACGCGCACGCCGCTATGCGGCTCGCCGGACGGCTTGCGGACCGTACCCGTCACTTTGCGCGTGGCTGCCATCGCTGCTCTCCCGGTCCTGCGTGTTGCGCTTCGGCCGGGGGCCCCGTGCTGGCGACCCCCGGCCCGTTACCGCTCAGGCCTCAGGTGCCGTCAGCTCGAGCTGGGCGCCTGCGTCTGGTGCTTCCGGAACGCGCCCGGCCGCTTCACGCCGAACGCGGCGCGCATCTCAGCCAGGATGGTGCGCTGGTTCTTGACGAACTGGTCGTTGATCCAGCCCACCGAGATCTGCGCGGACTCCTTGTCCCACAGCGTGGCGCCGCGGCGGAAGTCGCCGACGAGCAGGTTGCGCTCCTCGGTCGCGACCCCTGCGAAGTCCTGCATGGCCACCGTCTCGATGACGGGCACGGCCCAGAGCCGCTGCGTCGCGCCGTCGGTCACGACGACCCACACGTAGCGGTTGTCCGAACCCTTTTCGAGCACGATGTCCTCCCAGTCGAGCGGGTCGACCAGGATCGCGTTCGGCTCGAAGCCCGCGCGCCGCACGTCGGTCACGCCCCGGCGCGCGATGTCGATCAGCGTGTCACCGACCTCGGTCCGGCAGTCGAGCACCGCCGGGTCGGCGACGATGCCGTTGAAGTTCTCGCCGGTCCCGTCGCCGTAGACCACGAGTTCCTCGACGTGCTTGTCGACGTCGTAGAGCAGCTCGCCGTTGATGAGCCCTGCGAGCGCCGGGTAGTCCGACAGCTGCTGATTCTCGACCGGCATCCACACGGCGATGGTGCGCACCGGCTCGGTCACGGCGTCCATGGCCATCGAGGCCTGGGGCTTCGCGGCCGAGTTCGCGACCGGAGCCGCGCCCCGCGTGTAGCTCACAAGCCGTGTGTACTTCACGGCGTCGGAGTTCGTCGGCTGGACGTCGAGCACGTCCCGGAGCTGCAGCCGGTCGTGCTCGGTGACGCGCACCAGCTCGGGCACACGCGCCGGCTCGATCACGCCGGTGCCGAGCGTGGGCACGGCCTTCGCCTCGTAGGCTGCCTGGAGCATCTCGCGCGAGACGGGCACCAGCGGCTCGCCCTTGCGCGCGATCAGGCTGGGCACCGAGGCCAGCACGACCTGAGCCTTCGGCATGCCCTGGGCCACGAACCCGGCCAGCGCCTTCTGCGTCGCGACGTAGTGGCCGAGGCGCATGTACGCCGCGACCGGCTTGCCGTCGGCCGCCTTCTGCTGGATCAGCGATCGGCGATCCGCCTTGGTCTCGGGCCCGTCCTCCAGGCTGTCGTCGGGCGGCAGCACCGGGTCGGAGATCTTCGAGCCCTCGTCTTGCAGCCCGGAGAAGCGCCGCATGCGGTCATCGTAGGTCTTGATCTCCGTCTGCAGCGCCTCGGCCTCCACGGCCTTCGTGTCGGCCGCCTCGGCCTCGGGCTGGGTCAGGGTCTCGCCCGCGCCCATGCGGTCCTGCACGGTCTTCAGCTCGCCGAGGAGCTTCTTCAAGTCCTCGCGCTTGGCCTTCATCGCGTCTTTCATCGTTCGGTCCTCACTCAGAGTTGCGGTGTCGCTCCCGGGTCAGATGCCCGTGAGCACGGCGCGTCCGGAGTGCTGGGCCGCTTCGAGGCGGGTAGCGAGTCCGGTTGCGTACAGGCGGTCGATCTTCCTGGCCAAGTCCTCGGCCGCCTTGGGATCGGCCATTTGCTCCTGCGGAGGTCGCGCGCCCTCGTCAGTGAGCAACCGGCCGTACTTCTGTCCGAGCCTGTGGAGCGTGGCCCGGCTCCCTTCGGTGGCCTTGCCGTCCCTTATGGCAGCGGCCACCATTTCGAGATCTTCCGCGTCCTCCAGTCGCTCGGTGTTCGCCTTGAGCGAATCTCGATTGATCCGCGTTCCTGTATTGGCGGGAAACTGGACGACACTGATCTCGCGAAGGTCGATCTCCTTCAGGTGACGCATGATGCCCCGATCCATCTCCTCCCTGGTCGGGACATCGTAGTCTATGGCGCGGTATCCGATGGAAAGGCCGCCCACCATGTCGTCTTGGATCAGGCTCCACACATCGTCTGCGGCCTGGTGGTTGGCCATTTCGAACTTAACCAGAAGGCCCTCATCGGTTTCCTCTGCCTCGATCATCTTGCCGACGGTCGTAAGGACGCTCACGCCCGCGGCGTGAGAGTCCACGAGGGGAACGATCTTCTCCTGCCTCCGCCAGTTGTTCAGCGTCTCCTCGAACGCGCCTTGATGGATGACGTCTCCCTGGAGGTCCATGTCCCACGTCGAGGCCAGGCCCGTGAACATCCGAGATCCATCATTCCCGGCTTCCGCCTTGAGCTGAAACGGCACCTCTCCCATGTCCGGGGGCTCGCGGTCGGCGCGCTTGGGCACTTCCCACCCGGGCGGCAACATGGCGAAACGGCGGCTCTTCCTCTCGGGCTTCATTGGACAACCTCCCGTGTGATCGCGGAGCTTATGCGGGCCAGGGATGCCGCAGGGTCCGCTTCGTGCGCCGTCTGGCGGACGCGAATGACCTCATAGCCGAGCTGACGCAGCGCGGCGTCCTTCTTTCGGTCTTTGGCAGCGGTGCGCGGCAGGTCGTGCCAGTAGTCGCCGTCGAACTCGACCGCCACGTGCTCGGAGGGAAATACCACGTCCACGATGTAGCTCTTTATCTGGACCTGGGTGTCGAAGTCGAACCCGTTTTTACGGAGAAACCGAGCGAACTCACGTTCGGCCAGACTCACGCGGTTCTGCGCGTGCCGGCAGACCCATGCGGCTCGGCACGATCTGGAGCAGAACCGACCGCGGTCCTTTCTGACCTTGCAGGGGTGGACCTCGAATTCCGCAGAGCACCACTTGCACCGCCGGGCGATCTTCCCGGTGTATCGGTAGTGCTCCTCAGTCGGGCGAGCAGCCCGGAATGCTTTTTCGCATTCCCATGAGCAGGAAACGCGGTGGGACTCGCTCGGCTGGACCTGGAAGTCCTCCCCGCACTGCCGACACGTCACCGCGACGCGCACCTCGGGCTTAGGCCAATCGCGATGCGCCCTGCGATAGGCGTAGTTGCATGCCTGCGAGCAAAACCGCGCCGACCTTGCGGTCGAGGGCGGCCTCTTGAATTCCGTCCCGCAGTGCTGGCAGATAATGGAAATGGGCATGTCAGGATCCGCCTCAGCGCTCGAGGCTGAACGCTGAAGTACATCTGCAGTTCGGTTCCGACGGCTCTTGGAGCCCGTTGCTGAACGGCTCGTCGATGCGCCGCTGCTCCCCTTCCATCCCTGCGTGCTCGTCTCTCACGCGGTCGTCGCCCGCCGTGAGCCACTCCTTGGTGACGCGCACCGTCTCGTCACTGGAGCTTTCGTAGTCAGAGAGGCTCCGGCGCGCCGCGCCGTTCCAGGCCCGGGCCGTCTCGGTACGGGCCACGAGCTGGGCGCGCGTGCGACTGAACGCCGCGCTCTCCTGCAGGTCTTTGCGCAGGTCCCTGAGCAGTCCGCCGGCGGACAGGCGCCGCTGCACGATGGCCGCGACCTTCTTGCCCGTCGTCTCGCCCATCACGGACGCCAGGAAACCGGCTTCCTCCTGGGCGTAGGCCAGCACGCCCGGCTGCAGCACGCCGAAGTTCAGGCCGACCTGGGCCGCCGCTCGCTTCGCGCCCGCCGTGCCGGTATTGACGATCAGCGGGTAAAGCCCCTTGGACAGCTGGCGTTGGCCCTTCTCGCGGATCCACTCGGCCAACGCGCGAATGAACTCAGTCGCCGACTCAGGGTCGATGTCGCCGACGGCTTTGGCCTCAGCGTCCGGGGCCGCAACGACTTTCGCCGCTCGGATGTGCTTGCCGGCCAGCGCCGATATCTGGCGCAACTGCTCCTGCAGCAGCTCGTAGGCGGCGCGCGTCCACGTGCTCTCGGCAGCCTTGGTGCCGGTGTCGAAGAGCGCCCATTCGAGTGCCTTGCCTTCGAGGCCCGCGGGCCCTTCGTCGCCCCGGGCATACGCAGCCTCGAACGCCTTCACCAGCCCACCCGACACTTCGCCGCCCGGATGACCAGCCAGCGCGAGCGCGCCGAGTTCCGAGGCCGCGCCGAACAGACCGAGTCCGCCGGCTTGCGTCGCGCCGCCCAGCTCGTCGCCGCGGGGGTCGTCCTTCGGTAGCGGCTGCTGGCCGGTATAGGCGCGGCGCTCGTTGACGGTCCAGATCTCGCGGTTCGTCTGGGAGACGGTCGAGCGGTCCGCGTCGTCAGCCCTCAGCGCGGCCAGGTCCGTGAGGTCGAAACGCACGCGCACGCCGGCCGCTCGCTCTTCGGGCGTGAGCATCTGGCGGCTGATCTGGCGGCCGTACTCACCCCAGCGCGGAACGAGCGTCTCCTCGTACACGTTCTGCCGGGCCTGGAGCATCTGCGACCACGGGCTGTTTTCGAGCCCGACCTTCCAGCCGAGCACGATGGGCGCGACGCCAAAGACCGAGCCCACGACGGCCTCGGTCCGGTCGAGGATTTCGGTGGGCAGCAGCTCCTTGAGCGGGAACGCCGCGCGGGAGAACGTCGTGCCGCCGATCGCGACCAGCGGGTTTCCGGCATTCGCGGGACCAGAGTGCCACGCAGCGACCGCGGCCTTGTACGCGGCCCATTCCTCGGGGCTAGGGTTCCAGTCCTTGTCCGGAGAAACGACCCCGCCCGGGAACATGGCCCGGCGCATGAAGTTGCGAACGGTGCGCGCGACCTGGTGACCGAGGTCGAGGTGCGAGAGCGCGACGTCGAGGCGCGACAGGTTGGTGCGCCATGAGCCGGGGTTCAAGTCGCGGAAGTAGACCACGTCCTCGGGCGGGTAGGGGCGCCAGGACCCGTTGGTCAGGACCTCGAAGCGGCCGTAGATCCGGCCGGCGGCGGCGTAGGTGCGCACCTGGTCGCCCGAGAACGGCATGAGCCCGCCGACGCGGCCGACCCGGTCGCGGGCCTTGAGCCAGAGCGCCGAGCCCGTGATCAGCCGGTACGCCTCGGTCAGTGAGAGTAGCTCGGCGAAGTCGAAGTCCTCGCTCGGGTCGAGGAACAGCGGCGCGATCTCGTGGTCGGTGAGGAACAGCTCGCCCTCGTCGGTATCCTCGGCGACGTAGAGCGGCGGCTCGGCGATCTTCTGGGCCCGGTACATGATCGCCGTGTAGCAGTAGGCCGACGTGGCGAGCGCGATGCCGCGCGTCAGTTCCTCGGCGTCGGGATCGACCTGGGCGTCGAGCCGGATGACGTTGCGCCAGTCCGGCGCGCCAACGAAAGTGACGCCGCTGCCGACGCTCTTGGCCTGGTAGGCGGGGGCGCCGTTCTTCTGGGCGTCGGGGATGGTGGTGGTAGCTAGCGCTTCACCGGTCTTCGGCGCGAAGTCGGTGGTCCCGAGTATCCGGCTGACCCAATCGCGTTTGCCCAGGCTGCGCTACCCGTAGGGGAGTCGTGGTCACATCTCCACGACCGATGCTAGCGGGCGCAGACAACGCGCGGCATTGGGCCGATGACCCCATGGCTTGTTCGGCCCATGGGTACCGAGGGGGCCTACTGGCTTCGGTACCAGGCCGGATTGCAGCGGACCGAGGGGTGATCCTCGCAACGCTCGCCGCAGTCCGGGCAGCGGCCCGGCAGGTGTCTGCGGACCACCTCGGGGAGAGAGTCGGCCAGCGCGTCCAAGAACTCCCGCCACGCAGCCCCGAGTCGCTCGCGGGCGTCCGCCAAGCTCCCGGGGACCGGCGCCAACCCCAGCACGACACGCTCCGCGCGCTCTTCGGTGATGCCGTACTTCTCGGCGACCTGGCCGATCAGTCTGCATATAGGGTCCAGGTCTTCAATGGGATCCATGGTGCTACGCCACCTCATCTTCGTCCCCGTGGGTACGGTACCACTCGAACATGGCCTTGCGCGGGGCCTTCCGAAAGCGCTTTCCGATCTCCTCGGCGTAGCGCTTCACTGTCGTGACGCTGATGCCGAGTTCCTGCGCGGTCTCTGGGTAGCTGAGACCCTTCCCGGCCACCAGCACCGCGACCTCGCGCATCCGTGGGGAGATCTGCTGCGCGGTCTCAAGCATCGGAGGGCTCCGGTGGCCGTGCCCGCCGGTCCGGCACCCCCGTGCGGCGCCCGCTGCCCGTCCGGTGTTTCGCGCGTCGCGGGTCGTCGGCTCTGCGGTCGTGGCCGCCGCGGCGCCCAGGGAACGTGTCATCCCAGCGGCGCGTGAACTCGTCGCCGTTGACCTGCGCCGGGCGGCGCGTGCTGCCCTTGCTCACGCTACTCCCTCCTTCGCGTCGGTGGACTTCATGCCGGGATACCAGATGTCGAAGATCTTCTGCGCCGAACCGAGCATCAGCTCGCTCAGCACCCAGACGCAGTTGTGCACAAGGATGCCGTTGGCGAAGTACTCAGGGTGTTCGGCAACCTCAAGGTTGTAGACCGCTGCTTTTTCGCTTTCGGAGAACCCAAGCACACTTACGGGAGCACGCGCCAGGCTTTGGACGGTACTTGTTCTGCCAGAAGAGCTTCTCGCAGACGGGGCAAGGCGTCTCTCGCTCGTATCGGCGCTCGGAATCGGCGGCAGCTCGGGAGCAATTGCGGCTGCAAAAGCGAGTTTCACTGCCCGTTTTGAATCGCTTCGCGCGCTTCCCGCAATGGCTGCATGTGATCTCGTCGGGCTCTCGACCCTCCCAAGTGCGTTTACCGTGTTCAGCATGCCACGCGACCCCCTCGGGTGAGCTGTGCCACTCTGCGGAGAGAGGGCGGATACGCTCAGCCCATGCGCGGCGGGCGTCGATGTGCTCACCCGCATGGCGCTCCGCATGGGTCGCCGGGTCAACGCATTCCAGATTCTCCGGATCGTTATTGAGGGGATCTTTGTCCCGATGATGGATGTGTGCACCCGGCGGGATCGGCCCGTTATGCGCTTTCCACACTTCCCGGTGGAGCATCTCTCGACCACTGCCGCGAGGCGGGATGAAATAGACCCGCGATGACCGGAGGGGGGAGTCAGGGAATCGGGTGTATACGACACCTTGGAACTGGATGGTATCTCGTCTCTTGTGCATGAGAGTAATATGTCACCCCACACAAGAGTATCAAGTGCAGCCCACCCCTTCCCCTCAACCCATATCGGGTGATTTCCCGTACCTGTGAGCGCCCTGCCGTCCGACAGGTGCACGGTGAGCACCTCAGTCTCTGCGCTGGTGCGGCCGCAGTGCAGAACGGGACGCCAGCCCGCGCGAGTCCAGACGGCATCGCCGATTTGAATCTGTTCGATGGGGACCTCTCCTTGGCCAGTCATGACCCGCGTACCAGCGACGAAACATGCGTCCAGCCGGTTCGGTGAGTCCGGGTCGCCGGGCACCCAGCCGGTCAGTTCCGCCTCAAGCTCCGGGAACGTACCGACGTGGGAGATGAGGCCATTCTCGTAGAGCGCGGCCACGGGCTCGGCGCGCACGTCCTTGCCGCGCGACGCGTGGACCATCGTGACCGGGACGCGGCCGGCGTCGAGCGCTTGGGCCGCAACCTGGATATTCGACTCGACCATGTCGCCGCCGAAGTTCTTCTCCGCGACGATCCGGTCGGCTTCGTGGTCCAGGTAGCAGCGGACTGCGGCCTTCCCCCAGTTGAGCGGGCCCCTCGCTCCGTCCTGGGTCAGGTCGGCCAGCACGTACCCGCGCCCATCGTAGCCGAGCCCCGCGACGACGATCCCGATCGCGTCGCCGCCTCCCGACGGATCGACGCCGACGGCTACTCGCTTGAGCCGAGGGGCGGCGTCGATGCGGTGGGCCAGCATGTCGTCGGTCCAGAGCGCCCCTTCCCTCTTCCGGACCTCATGCTGGCACTCCTTCAGGAACGCCCCGAGGCCCAGGTTGTCGATCAGCTTCTGGCATGTGGCCAGGTCCTGCCCCTCCCAGGTCGGCGTGCCGGCGACGATGAACGCCCGGCGGCGCCCGGCCTCTTCGTCCTCGCGGATCTCGGTCTTCAGGCCGCGCACCGCGGGGACGGGACCTGAAACCTTCCGGGTGGCCAGGAAATCCGCCCGCCCGTCGACCAGCCGGGAAAACACACCGTGCGGGATGATCAGGTTCTGGATCCCGATCACCACGGTCTTCGCCGAGCCGGCGGGGAGGATCGAGGTGGTGATGGTGTCGAGTTTCTTCTTCGTCGTCCGCGGCGTGTCGAACTTCCCGTCGACGTCGTCCAGGACGATCAGGTCGGGCCGCTGGTCCTCGACCTTCAGGCCGCGAGCCGCCGTATCCAGGCCGATCCCATCGACCGTGAACCCGCCCGCGGTCCGGAGGCGCTGCGAGTTCCAGCCCTTCGAGTGGCCATACTTCGAGAGCTGCCGCTCTGCATGCCACGGGTAGTACTTCTCGACCCGGGGCGACTCGAGCAGGTGCGCGATGTTCGTGCCCACGCTGTCGTCCGCGGCGTCCTGGGTGGACCGGACGTACCAGACGTAGCGGCGCATGCCACGAAGCCCCAGCGCGAGCGAGGCGGATTCGACCGACGTCGACTTCCCGCTGCCGCGCGCCCACACACCGACGAACGGGTCGGCGCTGCCCTCCGCATCAATCGACCACACGAAATTCCAGAAATCCTCGTGGAAGGGGGAGAACCCACGAAGCCCCGGGACCATCGCACCGAGCCACGCGTGCCAGTCCCAGCCGTCCAGGACGGAGACCCGGCTCTTCTCGGCCGTCTCGCGAGCCTCGAGCGCAGCCGCCCGCGCCTCGAGGGCCAGCATCGCCCGGCCAAGCACCAAGTCGTCGGGTCCGGACGTCATCGGCCGGCGAGCTCCACCCCGGACTCCTGCGCCAGCTTCACCAGCTCACCTCGGCGCTCGGCTTCGGGCATGCCCATGATGTGGCGCACGGTCTCGTCCGCGAGCTGCTCCACGAACGCCAGCACACCCAGCACCCGGACCTCCTTCGGCCGCGGCCTGAAGTCGTCGTCGAACTGCTGAAGCACGTCCCAGGCCTTGTCCGCGTCGCCCTCGCTCACCTTCCGGATCAGGGTGCGCATGGACTCCAGCGTCAGGTGGCTCAGCCATCGCTGCTTCGCCTCAGCGCACGCATCGGGCCACCAGGGCGAGATCACCCAGCGATTCATCGTGCGCTCACCGATCCCGGCAGCTTCGGCGGCTCCCTTCTGCGTGCCAATCACCAGCCACAAGAACGCTACCGACACCGCCTTACCCCAGTCCTGCGGCTTGATCACGGTCTCAACGGCGGTTGCCCGGCCTCCGTGCTGGAAACAGGGGCCCCCGTCGAGCATCGGCCGAGTGCACGGCGTGCCTTTCTTCCGCGTCATGTGGCCCAAATCCCCACAGGTCGTCGGCTCGCTCATGCCGTCCTCGCATACCTGCGGTCCGTGCTCTCAACCCAAGACATCGCCAGCCTCCTCAACGGTCCGGGTCCACTGCCGGAACTGGTCCTCGTCCATGAGCGCTAGTCGGTCCACGAGCTTGGCGTCGTTGCACACGTCCAGTGCGTTGTTGATCGCGCTGAACGCCTTCGCGGCGTCGGCCAGCGTGACACGGGCGGCCCACTCGACGTTCTCGTGCGCCTCAGTCGACCGGGCACGGCGCAGCGTGAGGTGGGCCGATACCACCACGTCCAGGCACTGGCCGGCCACGTAGCCGAGCGGTATGCCAGTCCGGGTCTCTGTGGCCTCGAAGGCGCCGCCGTTCGTTCGCTTCATGCCGTCCTCGCTCCGTTGGGGATGCGCTTAATGCTGACCATACCCGCTGTCGGGTCACAGTCCGGGGGGTGCCGCTCGAGGTACGCCTCGAAGGCAGCGTCGAAGTTCTGGCCACGGAGCGCCCAGTAGAGCGTCCGCGGCTGGTCGTCCCAGCCGAGCACGATGGGTGCCTCCTTGACGATCCAACGCGCCATGTCCGGGTCGTCAGTGGCGTGCAGCAGGTCGTTGAAGAGCCAGTACTCCAGGCCGATGCCCACGCTTTTCCCGTCGGGGAGATCGACGCGTTCCTGGCCACGGTGCCAGTCCCTACGGACGAGCTCCATCACCCCACCGGTCCAGAGCCGTTCGAGTGCCGGGTGCTTGGGCTTCGCTGGTCGGTCCTCGTGATCACCTTCCCGCTTTCCCGCTTTCTCGCTCGATGGCCTGGCCATAGCCTGGCTATCCGGCTCGCTCCGAGTCACTGGAGGGCGGGAGGTAGTAAGTACTTCCAGAGACGAAGACGAAGCCGGAGAGCTATCCGAGGCCATTGGGGTAGGTATGGCCTCAGCATGACCTGGCTTTAGCCTGGCTATAGCCTCCCCATTTTCGTCATTGTGCGGCAACGCTTCTTGCGTGGTGTCCGATTCTGGGATTTCGGGCTCTTCGGACCCCTTAGTGTTCGATGCCTTCTTCTTCGCCCAGCGCCGGCGGGCCCCTTTCTTCCCGGCCGCGGCCATCTGCGTAGCGTAGGTCCGCTGCCTTTGGCGCTCCCTTTCCACACGGGGGTGGATAAGTCGGCCGGGCTCGTCCGGGTGCGGTTCGAAGCACGGAATGATCTGGGGCCAGGCATCCTCCATCTCGGCTCGGGTCATGCCGCCCAGGGGGGCGAGACGCCGGATGTCGTCGGGCACCGATCCCTCGATCCAGCACGTGCAGATCAGGCGGATGTAGGCGCCGGCCTCTGCGGGGCTCATGACCCGCTGGTTCTCGTCGGCCAGGAAGTCGGCTGCATAGAACTGGAAGGCTGGGGAATCAGCCACGTGAAGCGTCCTCTCGGGAGGTTGTCAAGGTAGGATGGGTGACCTCTCTTCGTGTACCGACGTTCAAGGCGTTCCAGAGGCGCGTGGCCAGCTCCTCACGCTCCCTGGGCGGTACGCAGGGTACTTGGGCCAGCTCGAAGAACTGCTCCTCAGTGTCGGTCGGGACGGGCAGTCCGGAGTCCATGCACTGAGCAAAGCCGCTGTCGTGGCGAACCCGGCTGACCTCCCGCATTCGCATCACGCAGTAGTGCCCGAGCTCCGCGGGGCCCGTGCGGATGGCGAGCTGAGAGCCCCACGCGGAGGGTGGATGCGCGAGGTACACGTCCAGCTTGAGCCCGGGCCGGCCCAGTAGGTCCGAGACCTGCATCATCCGCTCGCCGCCCTTGACCCACGTCCCCATCTGGTGCATGGCGGCCCGGACGGGCTCGATCACGGGCGTCGGGCCTCCGAACAGGTCCTCGTGCATGACGGGCTCTGCCAGAAACTCAATGTCGCCGATCGTCTCCTTCCGCCGCCTGACACTGCCCACGCACTTCAGGCGGGCCGTGACGGGAGTAAGGCGACGGGACACCTCCTGGGCGAGATCCAAGGCCTCGTGGAGGGGCATGCGTAGGCCGATGCTCATGACTTCTCCTCTCTCCCGGGGCCGTGCCCCGTGGTGTCGGTTTCGATTGCCCCTGTCTTCACCAGATGGTTCCACACCTCGATCCTGCGGGGCCAGAAGTTCACGGGGCTCCAGCCGTCTCCGTCGCGGTACTCCAGCACGAACCCCTCGGGCGGGCCGTCACGTCCACCCAGGGGCGTCCCGGGCACCAGGGCCCAGCGGTAGGTCCGGTCCAGCCGCGAGAGGTGGATCTGGCGCCAGTCAAGGTGTGAGGGGCGCGGCGCCGGCGGTGGGGTGAAGAGGTCGTGGTTCATGCGACGTCGGCCTTCGTCCGGAGCTGTTGCGCCAGGACGCGCTTCGCCCGAAGTTGGTGCGCCAGGACGTGCGCCGTCCCGTATCGGGCTCCGGTCTCGGCGCTGCCGTCCAGGACGGGCCCGTGATACGACGTCGGCCCCTGGAGGGTCTCAAGCGCCGCGGCCTGGGCGGCCGGGTCTCCGGGGTGCCGGCGCCGTAGGAGCGCGAGGGTGCACGCGCTGCCGTCCGCCAGGGCGTCCCAGAGCTCCGGATCCGTGGCCACCAGCTGGCGCGGTGGGGGTGTACGTGTCGGGACGTACACGGCGAACAGGTCGAGCTGGGCGATCACGCCACCGCCTCCCTGGCCTCATCACGGGCCACGAGCTCGGGGCAGTTGGCGCGGACGATGGCCGCGGCCTCGCGGGGAGGAACGGAGTTCCCGACCATACGGACCTGTTCGGTCTTCGTGAACCGGCGTCCCTCGACACCGTGGTCGATCACGTAGGAGTCGGGGAAGCTCTGGGCTCGGTACAACTCCCGAGGGGCCAGCATCCGCATGACGATGTCGGCCAGGAAGTAGGGCTCTCCCTGGATCCTCACCGTCACGAGGCCGAAGCGGTCCACTGAGGGGATCGTGCGGATCGGCTCCCGGAGGTCCCCGCGGACCTCGTTGCCGTAGTAGGACTGGAGGAACGCCGCGATGATGCCGTGGTGGGTCCCGCCGGCGGAGATGGTGTGGAGGGGCTCGTCCACCGGTGCGTCGTGGCTGGTGCCCCGGAGCTTCGCCAGGGTGGCCGCCACGATGCTGTGGTGGTCGATGGCCGTGATCGAGCCCATGGGCCCGTCCAGCGGGGTTCCGACCACGCCGCCGTAGTGCTTGGCGAGGAACGCGCTCACGAGCTGGGCGCCGTTGCCCGTGGGCACGACCACCGGGTGGGGCCGCTGTATGTCCCGGACCCGGGGCTCCTGGCCGTCCCGCTCGCCATAGCGTGGGATCAGGTAGGGGGCGGCGAGGGCGAAGGCGTTCCCCCCCGCGTGCTGCGTGCGAAGGACCTCTTCGACGCCGTACTCCCGCGGGGCACGCTGCGCGAGGTTGAGCACGAACGGGCGCGGGTTCTCCAGCACGAACTTCACCACGCCCCGGGCGACGCGAGCCAGGGTCTTTTCTGCCAGGGGTCGCCGTGGCGTGCCCACGTCCAGGCCCTGCGCCCGCCAGTACCGTGCCCAGGCCTTCGCCTCGTCCGGGCTGGCGAAGATGGAGAGCATCGGAATCGACCAGTCGATGCAGTCCGCGGCCGACAGGTACTTCCTGCGCGTCCCGGGGCCGTGCGTGCGCTCCGGCCAGACGATCGGCTTCCCGTCACGCCGGGCGACGACGAAGAGGCGCTTCCTGATCGTGGGGGCCCCGTAGTTGCAGGCCCGCAACTCCCGCCATTCCACCTGGTAACCCTCGCGCTCCAGGGCCCGAACCCAGCGACGGAACGTCTGTCCCTTCCGCTCGGGACATGGGCGCCCGTTGGTGGCCAGTGGCCCCCATGTGCGGAACTCCTCGACGTTCTCCAGGCAGATCACCCGGGGCCGGACGAGCTTCGCCCACTTCACGACCACCCAGGCCAGCGACCGGATCTTCTTCGAGACCGGCTTGCCGCCCTTGGCCTTCGAGAAGTGCTTGCAGTCCGGGGATGCCCAGAGCAGGCCGATCGGGCGACCGCCCGCGACGACCACCGGGTCCACCTCGAACACGTCGGCCGTGAAGTGCCGTGTCTGCGGGTGGTTCACCTCATGCATAGAGACCGCGGCAGGGTCGTGGTTGATCGCCACGTCCACCTGGCGGCCGGTCGCCATCTCGATCCCGCACGAGGCCCCGCCACCGCCGGCGAACAAGTCGACTATCAACTCCCCGTGGAGGTCGAGGAGGAACTGGGGGTAGATCATCGGATCTCCTCAGGGTGGTCTCGTCCGGCGCACGCCGTGGGCGGTCCGTTCCAGATCGTCTCGCGCCAGCCGGTGCGACGGCCTCCGCGGACCCCGTCGACCAGCGCCACATGGGGCCGGGGGAACTCGATCAGGAGCCCAGGCCCGCCGTTCAGCGTCAGGTCGGGGTGGCTGCACAGGTAGCCGCGGCGGTGGGTGCAGTCCCGGCAAAGCCTCATGACACCCGGGAGCGGGACGTCGCGTTGCTCACGGGCGTAGAGGCGAGGGTGGGGCTCGATGATCTCCTCACAGGGCCCGCAGAGGACAACGGCACGCGCTTCCGGGCGGTCCTGGTCGTCATGCTCCCGCCAGATCACCTGGAAGTCCGCCCCCGAGATGAAGTGTTTCCCGCATCGCTGACAGCATCCCCAGCGGACGTCCTGCCGCAGGTCCTCGCTCAGGCGTGGCCACCGCTCCCCTGCGCTCATCGGAGCCCCCGCGGGAAGAGGACGTCACGCGCGACGGATCGGGTCTTTCCGTGGATGATCCGCCACACGGTCGCCTGGGTGCAGCTGAACCTCCTCGCCACCGATCGCTGCGATGCGCCGCTCGCAGCGAGGCGACGAAGTTCCAGTACCTCGGCGTCGGTAAGCCGGGCGTTGGGATTTCGTTCTCCGGTCGCGCCTCGCTTTCTGGCGCGCCCCTTGGTCTCCATGTCGGCGACGTTGTCGGCCTGCGTCCCCAAGAACAGGTGGTCGGGGTTCACACACGCGGGCCTGTCACACCGGTGGCAGACGTTCAGCCCCTTGGGTATGGGTCCCACGTGGACCTCATAGGAGATCCGGTGGACGTAGACCGGGGCATCGTGGACGGACATGCTGCCGTGCTGCCCGTTGCGCTTCGTGCCCTGCCACAGCCAGCACTCGCCATCCTGCTGAACATTGGCCCAGAGCCTCGCGGCAAGCTCTTCGGCTTCCGGTATCTCGCGAATGGCCCGGTCGACCTTCCCGACCGTGAGGATGCGGGCGTCAGACATCGGTGCACGCCACCTTCTTCGCCGCGGCCGCCCGCCTCCGCGAGGTGAAGAGCGCGTCCACCCGGTAGTCCTCATACTCACCGCTTTCGACCGCGTAGATCATGCGCTTATCAGCCATGGGGTGCCTCCTGGCGGCGAGCGGCCAATCGGCGCATCGGGAACTCCGTCCCGAAAACAGCTACCCAGTGGGAGCGGCCCCACGCCCATCCGATATCGATTTGCCATGCACCGATACAGGAGCAGCCTGTTAACCCGAGGCCGTAGAGTATTCGCCCCAAAGGGGTATGTGGTTCGGGGTTCGGGTGGAGCGGGCATCCACCGTCCATCAATACAGCGTGGACCGGGTAAGCCCAGAGGGTCGGACCGATCCACCTGTGCTCCCGGACATTTTTCACCCACCGCCTGATCTTCGTCTCAGCCATGGTCCACCTCCAGGACGCAGGCGCAGCCGAGCCGGGTGGCCACCGCATCGGACTCGGCAACCAGCACGGCGAGGGGCACGGCCCGGGGCTCCGTGACCCGGTACCGGCGGCCCTTGACGTTGAGGCGCCACCCCTTCCCGAGGCCGGGGGCTGGACGTGTCGCGGCCAGCTCGCGCTCCATGCGCCGGAGGATACCGCGGTTCTCGGAAGCGTGGCCCCGGGGGCAGGAGTCAGACACGGACGCCTCCCCCGGACCGATGCGGCCTCACGGGCCGGGGCTCGCCGGGCTTCACCCTACCCAGGCGCCGGCGCTCCTCGAAGTCGTCGTAGCGCATCTGGGACCGGACGATGTTGGCTTCGTGGCTCTCGCCGGGGACCAGCTCCAGCTCCAGCCGGAAGATCTTCTCCCCGCCGCCGCGGATCGGCAGGACCTCGTAGGCCTCGCCGAAGACCTCGACGATGCGGGCGCTCCCCTTGGGGCGGCCGAGGGCGTGGGCCCGGGCCTTCGAAGGGCGGCTCACTCGTCACCCCCGACGGTGGCCACGATGTCGCCGACGGTTGTCCAGCCGCTGAGCTCGTCGTCGGAGATCTCGCGCTCGAAGACCTCCTCGATGGCCATGGCCACTTCGACCATGTCCAAGGAGTCGGCGTTCAGGTCCTCCACCAGGCGGTCGTCCCGCCCAGGGATTCCGACGAGGTCCAGCTCCTGGATGAGGACATCGGCCACGCGTTCGTAGGTCTTCTGTTCGGTGTCGCTCATGGGCGTGCGTCTCCTGGGTGTGCCACATGTGTCGAGGGGTGGTGCCACAAGTCGTGCCGCGGAGTGGCGTGGTTTCGGGGGCGAGCCTCCGGCTGGAGGCGCATGAAATGAGGGCTACGGCAGGAGCGAGCGGCGCCCGCATCCTCCATCAGTGAAGGGGACTCACCGCGCCAGGGTTGGGCTCCCGGGTGGACCGTGCCACATGCCGGGCCACTTGCCCCGGCGTTTCCGGTCAGACGCCGTAGATGCGCTCCCCGGCCAGCCGGGCCGCCACGTCCTCGTGGAAGTGCCCGTAACACTGCTGGGTCGTGACGATGGAGGTGTGCCCGAGGCTGCGCTGGAGCTCCTCGATGCGGCCCCCCTGCTCGACGAACAGCCGGGCGTAGGTGTGGCGAAGGATGTGCCAGCCGCGTCCGAGCTGGTTGAGGCCGGCGGTGTCCAGCACCCGCGTGATCAGGTTGCGCTGGGTGCGCGTCCCCACGGGCCTCCCGGTCCGGCCGCAGATGAAGCCCACGGCGTCGGAACGGTGCAGGGCCCACCAGTCGGGCAGAACCAGGGCGGTGCGCGCCACCTTGCCTTTCAACGGCTTCAGGTCCGTGCGGTCCTTGGGGACCTGCCACTGAACGCGGATCGTGCGTTCCGGCGGCCGGATGTCCTGCCAGCGAGCCGCGAAGATCTCGCCCTGCCTCAGGCTCATGTAGAGCCCCAGCCCACAGGCCAGCACCGCCGAGGGGAAGTGCCCGGTCTGTTGGCTGTCCACCACGGTGGCGGCATCGAAGAGCGCCGAGACCTCCCCGTCCGCCAGCGTGTCCACGTCGCCCTCGCCCGGGTCGGGGATGCTCAGTTCCGACACCGGGTCGAAGAACTCCCGGAGGCGTTGCCGGCTCGCGGAGTCGCGCAGGAGCTTCCCGCACGTCCCGAAGTGGCACCACTCGAAGAAGATCCGCCACGTCCGGGCGTAGGTGTCCAGCGTGGTCGGCTGGTAGCCGTCGTCGAGCAGTTCGTCCACGAGCTCCTGGAGGTCCGGCGCGGTGAGGGCGTTCGTGCGCGTCGCCGTCCCGAAGTGACGGAGCAGGTGCATGGTGGCCGTGCGCGCCGCTGAGACCGTCGAGGGCTCCACGGTGCGGGTGCGATGAGTCAGGAACGCGTCTACGGCCGCACCGAGCGACTGCGGGGCCCTGCCGAGCCCCAGGACGCGGCGCCGGTGTTCCCCGCGGGCCAATGCCAGGTACGCCCATGCCCATCGCTTAGCGACCTCTTCCAGCTCGGTCCGCTCTCCGCGGTCCGGCCAGCCTGGGTCCTCGGGGTTGCGCATCACCACACGCTGGCCGCCCCAGGGACGCAGATCCACCTTCCACCACCGCGAGCCGCTGGACCGGAACGCCCTGGGCCCCAGCTCGTGCGGACGATGCTCCCGCTGCCTTCTTCCACGGCCTGCCACGTCGCGGCTCCCCTCCAGTCGGACGAATTCCGTTGCGTCGCTTCCCCGCAGCATGCGCCTCGCAGGCCGCGTAGGGCAAGCGCCAGGGCCCGCCCGGCGCGTCCTGCCACGCTCCCTCGATCTCGCCGGCGTCGGCCCACTTCCGCCAGGAGTCCCCGGACCACCCGAACTCGCCCGCGGCATCCCCGGTCGTCAGGGCTTTGTCGGGGCGGGCCCCGCCGAAGTGCCGGCGCACGTCGCCCAGGGTGTAGGGGCCCTCACCGGCCACGAGCCTGCACTCGACCGAGTCGGGCAGGTCGGCCAGGCGCGCGAGGGTCTCGATCGCACTCACGACGGGGCAACCTCCAGCTCCATCATGAACGGCTTCACCAGGTCGACGATCATCGCGTTCAGCAAGTCGCCCTCGATCGCGCCGCGGAACTCGGCGAACCACAGTCCGCCGCCCTCCTCCCGCGCGGTCAGGCTCCCGCCGGGGGTGTCGATCACGATCCGATCGCGGCCGTCGGGGCCCTGGACTACTCCTGCGGTGAAATCCGCGGAGTCGTCCGTCACGGAGGCGGAAGCCTTCTCCGGCGCGGGCTTCTGAGTGGGCGACTTGGCCGCCCGCTTCTTCGCCCTCGCCGCCCTCTTCTTCGCCGGCTCCCGTGAACGCGGAGCCGCCCTGCCTTTCCTGAGGCCCAGCTCGCGCCGGATCCTGGAGCCCGTGTCGTTGACGAACGTAGACTTCGATACCGACGGCGCGCCCAAGGTCTCGATGTACTCGTAGCACTCGCGGGCACTGGCGCCCGGATGGCCCCTGAAGTACTCGATCGCGACCGCCCTGGTCTCTTCGCTGGTCAACTGCTTTCGGTCCATGCCGCTCTCCTTCGGGGTCGTGGGTCTTCGGGGTGGCGGAACGGGGTCACCGCGCGTCTCGGCGACATGCAGGTCTGCCGCCGTGGCGACGATCTCCTGGCGCTCCGTATACGTCACGCTCCCCGAGTACTTCGCTTCGGCCGTGGCCTCCAGCGCCTCGAGGGAGACGGCCCCGGCCTTCTTCACTTCGTCCAAGAGCCAGCGGGCCCGGGTGCTCATGTGCATCAGGAGGCCTTCTGCTCCGCCAGCTGCTCACGGGTCGGCCACTCAGTCTTCGACCTCCCCGTCGCCTCGAGGTGGCTCTTTGGAAGGGGCACAGCACCCTGGAGGCCGTACTGGTGCAGCGCGAGCTGGAGGAGCCACAGGGCGTCGGCCTCGTCGAACGAGTGGCCCTGGTAACCCAGCCGATGGATCGCTGCGGCCAGGACAGCCTCCTTCTTCGCCAAGCCCTTGCCCGTGGCGATCCGCATACGGTGGGCCGGTGCGGCGTCCACGTACCGGATCTTCAGGCACCAGAGGGTGAGGCGGATGACGCCGCCGAGCTCGCCGAGCTGGTGTGCCTGGTTCTTGGCCCCATGAGCGTAGCCCTCGATGGCCACCAAGTCCGCGCCCTCCACCGCCTGCAGGACTCGCTTCTGGATCCAGTACAGGCGTCCCGGGCCCGTCAGCCCCGCGGGCGGCGAGATGGTGAACGGCTTCGGCAGCGCCGAGTCGGCAACGCCGGTGCAGGCCAGGGACGGATCGAGTGCTACGACACGCATCGCACGACACTCCTCTGGACGGCGCCGGGCAGGTGGGACCAGGTCTTTCCCTTGACGGCGTCCTGCATTCCGGCGATGGAGACCCCATACCGCTGGGCCAAGTCCTTGATGCGCACATCCGACGAGGCGTACTCCGCACGTGCCGCGAGAACGATCTCCTCGGTGAGCTTCGCCATGGGGTGCTTTTCTCCCTGGCGATCGAGGCCGCTGCGCAGGCCGGTACGGAAGGCGTGGCGCTGGTTCTCTGACGGCGTCGCCCAGCAGAGGTTCCCTGAGCAATTGTGAGCCTTCACGCCGTCGAGGTGGTTTACATGGTGTCGCGTGCTGGGGGGCGGCCCCTCGAACGCACGTGCGACCATTCGGTGGACTGATAGATTTCGGCGCCGCGGACCGTTGGTGACGCCCACCATCTGGTACCCGGCGGCGGTGAGGGCGAGGGAGCGGATCCGGTCAGAGTCCACGTGCCGGACGCGCCCGTGGCTACTGACCCTATAGGGCCAGCCTTTCACCTTCCTCCACGTCTCCGGATAGCCGCACGTGCAGGTCATTGGATTCAACCCTCGCCGTCCGGATCCGGGAACGGATCACCCCCGTCCGGGTTGCCGTCGTCGTGCGAGAGCTGAGCGTCCCCCTCCTCAACCGGCTCCGGCCTCTCCTTCTTCGGGCGGAGCATGGGCATCAGCAACCCGCGCAGCGAGACGTCGCCGTCCCCAGTCGAGGAGATCGCGATGGCCTTCTGCTCGCCCCTGAAAGTGCAGTCCACGCCGGAGACGCCCTTCAGCTTCCCGACGGCCTTGAAGAGCTTCGGGGCAAGCGTGATTCCCTCGACCCGCTCGTCCTCGGTGACGCCGAACGCCAGCCTCCGCCAGTCGGGGTAGGTACCCTCGAACAGGGGGCAGGAGAGCCGCTGCCCGACGGCGTGCAGCGTCAAGACGTACCTCGACAGGTCCTCGCCCAGGGCGGGTTCGTCTTCGTCCTCGGCATGCTCGATCGCGATGGTCAGCGCCTCCACGGTATCGGTGCACGCGGAGAGCAGGGTGCCCATGAAGCCGAGCGCGAACTTGTCGGGGTCCGCGACGATGACCTGGTCCTCGGGCATCTCGAAGAACGTCGGGTGCGGTGAGCCGAGGTCGCCGATGTCCACGTAGGGCGCCCATGTCCGGAACAGCGCGTGGCCGTCGCAGCCGATGAACTGGATGCCGGTCCGGTAGAACTCCACGGACAGCGTGCGGTAGAGGACCTTCCGGTCCTTGTCGTTGCTCGACGCGATCGCGGCGTTCAGCCAGGCGGTCGCGCCCACGCTGGCCCGCACCTTCCGGGGATCCTCACGATCGAACTTCACGGGTGTTACCTCCTGGAGGGGGTGGGTGCGGCTTCGTCGGCCGCGGTGGTGTCGACGCGGGGATAGGCCCCGCCCCATTCGGCGAGCTCCTCGCCTTCGCTGTCGGGAGACAGTGCTACGGCCGCGCGGTTGAGGGCGTTGTTCAGCCCGCCCCGGAGGAGCGCGCCAGCCGCCAGGCCGAAGAGGAATCCCGCAACGAGGTCGATGGGGTTCATGGTCTTCTCATTGCTCCGTGGTTGAGGGGCGGCCTTGGCCCAACAGGACGAGCCACGCGATGATGCAGGCGCATGAGACGCCTACGAAGCCGTGGTAGAGTGCCGCGATACCTGCCGTCAGGATGATCCATGCCAGGGCTCGCCTCATCGGTCGAGCCTCGCGGTCACGTGGGCGGCGTAGCGTTCGCAGCCGGGGGTGCGGACGCACCCGTTATACCGCAAGAGCGCGACCCGCAGAGCGTCGTCGAGTGCCCGGCCCAGATAGCTCCGTAGGATGTCGGCCCCGTAGCAGACGTTTGTGTCGCCGTCCGTCAGATCGACGCCGCACGGGTGGTTGTCGCTCACGTGGAAGGGCATGACCTGCATGAGCCCCACGGCGCCGGCGTAGCTGACGGTGTCGGGCGCTAGCCAAGGGTTCTCCACCTGGAGGACGGCGGCCACGAGCGCGGGCGAGAGGTGGCGGGACTCGGCCTCTCTCACCACGGCCCAGGCGGCGGCCTTCGCGAGGTCCGGCCGAGAGGCGCGCCGCAGGAGGGCGGTCTCGATCGGTCGGACGTCGCGGTAGTACTTCGTAGTCACCTCGTCCATGCTCTGGGAGAGGATCGCGGCTTGGCGCTCCAGGAGGTCGAGGCGGGAGAGCAGCTGGGCGTCGGATGGCTCGACGGCCGTGACCGGGGGGCGCCGGTGCCCGGCGATGATCACGACGGCCAGCATGGCCAGGAGGACGCGGGTCTTCATCGGAGGTCGCCGTTCACGTCTTCATTTCCGGCGGCCTGTCCGCAGCCCCCTTCACGCCATCGGTGATCGCCTGCTCCCTGGTCACGCCCCAGAAGTCAGGCGGATCCATGACGGGATGCGTCGAGATTCTGGCGAGACGCGCCACGTCGAACCACAGTGTCTCGCGCGGCTTGCCGTCCTTGTCGAGGCCAGGATGCACGATGGCCTGCACACACCCGTACAGGTCGAACGTGATCGACGTGACGACTCCTTCCAGGCCCGTCACCGTATCCTTCACGCGATGGCCCAGCAGTTTCATGTACCTCTTCGTGGTTCCACTGGCGTGGGGCGACTGCGGTGCCGGTGTCGGTTCCTTCCGTCCTAACGTCATGGTCCCTCCTAAGCCGAAGAAGCGCTTCATCCCGTCCTCCTTGGGTTGGGGTGAGTGTCCCGGTTTCCCCGCCGGGCCGGGATGTGCAAAAGCCGGAGCGAGGGTGCCGGAAGATCCGGCGCGTCCACCCCTGAACGGTTCCCGCCTCTCGTGTCTGAGAGACTCGATCCCTCGCTCCGGCGATTCTGGCGGTGGGCGTTCATGCGCCCCCCATCTCCGTCTGGAGCCGCGCGACGACTTCCGCCTCGTCGATGTCCCCCACTCTCCGACCAGTTTCGACGATCGCGAACCCGCGGCGGATGAGGGACTCGCCGACCTCGCGCCGCTCCGTGCACGTCACGGCCAGGTAGTAGCCGTAGGGCTCCCGCATCGAGGACCCGACCGCGATACCGTGGACGTAGATCAGTTGGTGGATGATCCGCTGGAGGCGTCGGGTCGAGTCCATTCCCACCGCGGTGGCGAGGTCGTCCGCCCTGATGGCCCTGTCCGCCCCTTCGTGGCGCCGCAGCTCCGCATGCACCGCGAGCTGATCCTCGGTCCACGCGGGCGGGTCGGCCTCACCGAAGCGGCGAGGCGCGGGCTCGGGCGTAGCGAACAGCGGCAGGTCGGTGATCGGCGCGACCATACTCATGACCGCCCCCGGGAGAACGGGCGCACCGCGTCGAGGACCTCGAACGGGATGTCGGTCGCCTTGTTGAGCAGCCACCAGATGTATCCGGACTCGTTGGCCGCGACCCACCCGAGCGTCAGGCCCTGGTGCTTGCCGCGGCGGAACGTCCAGTCCACCGGCTTCTCCGGGTCGTGGATCTCGAACCAGCCCTCAAGGCCACCTTCGTAGGGCGAGTGCTCGGCGAGGTACGCCTCAAGGCCCGTCACGTCCGCGGGAAGCCCGTAGCGCGCGACTTGGGCGTCGAGGATCCCCGGGCAGACGGCCACGTCGGATCCGGCGGTGTGGGCCGCCTCGTGCTCGCGGCCCAGGTAGAACCGGACGGCGCCGGCGAGGTCGCGCGGCTCCTGGTGATGGAAGATCGACAGCATGTCGATGAGACACCGGCCCCGGACGTCGAACCGGAGCCCGGCACGTTGGAACTCAGCCACCAGGAGCGGCACGTCGAAGCGGCGGATCCCGAACCCGGCGAGGTCGCAGGGGTCGAGGAGCGCGAAGAGCGAGCGAGCCACGTCCGCGAAGGGTGGGCAGTCGGCCACGTCCTGGTCGGTGATGCCGTGAACGGCCGTGGCTTTCGCTGGGATCGGCATCCCTGGGTTGATGCGGCGCGACTTCCACTCGATGTCGGCGGAGCCCGGGTACTGGACGCCCACCGCCAGCTCCACGATGCGGTCGGAGTTGGGGCTTACGCCGGTCGTTTCTGCGTCCAGCCACGCCAGGGGGCGGTCGAGGTTTATCACAGCGCCTCCACCGGCTTGAACCCCCGCCGTTCCTCGGGCGTCATCGGCACGCCCTTCCAGTACTTGTCGAAGCGCGCTCTGTCCCAGCACCAGCCCCGGGTATGCCGGACGTCGTGCGCCTGGCCCTGGGGGCACGTGGCGGCGAACTCGTAGCCGGCATCCTTGTACGCCTCGACGGCACGCGCCGGGAAGCGCTCGTCGACCCTCTCGTAGCACTCGGCCTGGGGCCGGCCACAGTGGGGGCAGAGCTGCTCTGTCATCGGGGGCGCCCCACCGGGAGATAGTCGCTGATGTCCCGCTCACCCACGACCGTGCAGCGGTGCAGGCGAAATTTTCCGTCGGTCGCGGTCGGGATCGCGGCGATGTCTGCTGCGGTGAACTCCACGATCAGTACGCGCCATCCGGGCTGGTACTCCCGCAGGCACCAGTCGAGCGTCGCCACGTTGATCCCGGCGCCGCATTGCGTCAGCACGTCCGTGTTCGCGTCTGTCACCTCATACCGCTCGCCCACCGTGTATGTGATCTTGCCCGTGCTCTGGATAGGGGATCGCCCATCGGCGTCCACCAGTTTGTAGGCGCGGATCAGGCCGGGCTGGTCGAGGAGCATGAGCAGCGGCGTGCAGCGCACGGCGTCCACGCCACGGGCCCCCGCGAGGTTGGCCCTCGCGAGGTTGGCCCGCGTGAGGTTGGCCCCCGTGAGGTTGGCCCCCGTGAGGTTGGCCCCCGTGAGGTTGGCCCCCGTGAGGTTGGCCCGCGTGAGGTTGGCCCCCGTGAGGTTGGCCCACGTGAGGTTGGCCCGCGTGAGGTTGGCCCCCGCGAGGTTGGCCCCCGTGAGGTTGGCCCCCGCGAGGTTGGCCCCCGTGAGGTTGGCCCGCGTGAGGTTGGCCCCCGTGAGGTTGGCCCGCGTGAGGTTGGCCCGCGAAGCAGTCGCGGCGAGCACGGCGGCACGCAGATCGCTTGCGTCTACCGCGTGGTACAGCACGGCCCGCGTATAGCGGTGTACGATATCGTAGCTCATGGCTCGCTCCTGTCGTGGATCACCGGCACCCGTGCCTCCCGGAGCGCCTCGAACATGATGCCCTCAGCGTCGATAAGGGCCCGGCTGAACGCGGACACCGCCTTGGTCACGGCGCGGTGGTCGGGCTTGCCGTGGATCTCTGGAGCGCGTTTGGCCGCGTGGTACTGGTCGATGGCCAGCCGGTAGCGGACGAACGCCTTCTTCACGCGACCGAGGGCGTCCGTTACTACCTGGCGACGGAGCTTGTCGGCGTCCTGCTCGGGGTAGGCGAGGTCGCTGGTGCCTTGGACGTGGGCCATCATGCTAGAACGGAAGCCCATCGTCGTCGGGGGCCACAGCCACGGCCTTCGCCGGTCCAGGCTGGCTGTTCGGCTTCGGGCGGGGCGCGGAGAGCACCTTCGCCCTGAGCGTCGCCGCGAACGAGCTGGCGTCGTCCTGGGGCATCGCTTCGACCATACCGCCACCCGGCTCGTTGACCCACTTCACCTTGTGGCGGACCTCGCCATTGTAGACCTCGGTGTCCACCACGATTTCGGCCTCGTTGCCGACCAAGAGGCCCGTGCCGTTGAGGGTGTCCACCATGCCGTTGCTCGCGACAGCGTCCCACCCGAGCAATTGGAGCGACTTGATCGTCCGCTCTATCGCGGCGTCGCTCAGGTAGCCGTACCAGGTGATGCGGTCTCCCTGGACGTCCTCGAACAGCACCGCGACGTGCGGGGTGCCGGTGGAGGAACGCCCGAGGGCATGGGACACGACCTTGACCGCGTGGCGGCCGATTCCGACGACGGGCATCAGTTGTTCTCCTGTTCTGTGATCTTGGAGCGGAGCCGGTCCACCACTCGCGCCATGTGGGCGCCGCCCCTCATGGCAGCGGCTTCGATGACCCGCTGGGTCTGGGTGATGTCCTCGGCGCTCAGGGTGAGCTCGGCGAGGAGCGATTCCGCCTCATGGCGCAGTGCGGCGGGATCCGCGGGGGTGCATGCCGCCCGGGCGGCGGCGTAGTCGGCGTAGTTGAGTGGCAGCTCGGAGGGCAGCGCGTACCGGTTCTTGGCGTCCCACGCCGCGGTCCGCTCGGTGTGGATGACCCGCCGGCCAGTGCTCACGCCCTTGGCCTTCCCCTTCACCTCGCGCACGAATTCTTCATGCACCGCAAAGAGGTTGACGTCGGTCCACTCACGGACCAGGGCGGCGGCACCCTTGTGGAGCTTCGACTCGTAGCGCGAGTAATCGTTGCCGGCAGGGTTTTGGAACATCTTGATCGCCGCGTGGGCAAGGAGGATGACCTCCATGCTTTTGCGCTCACGCAAGATGTCCAGGGCAGACAGGAGCTTGCGCCAGTCCTCGGTGGCGGCGACGTATCCCTTGCCGTACCCAGGCTTCTCAATGTCCGGCGTGCCATGAGCGTCGAGCCACCCGTTGCGGGTGCAGAGCTCGTGCCAGATCAGCGGCTCCAGCCAGTCCAGCGTGTCGATCACGAGGGTGCCGTAGCCGTGCTCCTCGCGGATGAGTACGCGGACGGCCTCCAGGACGTCCGACAATCCGGTGGGCTCGGGGAACCGGGGGACCGAGCCCAGGACGGGCGGGAGTCCGTCCTCGGCACAGATGAAGATGGGGTTGGGGGCGTCGGCGGCGAACGTGGTCTTGCCCACACCCTCGGTGCCGACCAAGAGGATCCGGTCGGGCCTGGGGCCGATGTCTTTCTTGATCGACGCCAGGGTCATGCGGGACGGCGCGGGGGTTCCCGTGCTATTAGTGCGTGTCGCGGTCGTGGCCATCAGAGATTCTCCCTCGTTTGGAGATCGAGTTCGGGGTGGACGTCGTCCAGGCGGACGAACGCGTCGGGATGGTCGGCTGGGTTGAGGCCGTAGGCGCAGGCATCCCAAAACGCACACCGGCCGAAGCGGTGACAGCTCTCAGGGTTCCGGGGCGCCCGCTCGGCCAACTCGGCCTCGCGCATCATGCGGCCCTCGGCCCACACGTCGCCGAGGTACTCCACGATATCGCGCTGGGTGCGACCGATTTCACGGCGCTGGAAGTACTTGTCCGGGTTCTCGGTGATGTCGGCACGGACCCGGGCCCGATACTCCTCTGGGGTCTCGTCGGCGTCGCGCTGGTTGGCGTAGAGGCGCCCGTCCTTCGTGTACTTCCTGGCCTCTTCGGGCGTGGCCTTGAGGGGCCGCAGCCGAGGCCGCAGGAGCACGTCGTACAGGCACCCCTCCGCCGCGTAACCGAGGCTTTCGGCGCCGACGTAGTAGTGGGAGACCTGGGAGTCCATGCCGAGTTTCGTCCAATAACCCTCGGCGTCGTCGGCAATGTTCTCGGTGGTCGTCTTGTGCTCAAGGATGAGGATCGCGCCGGTCGTCCGGTCGCGGACCACACCGTCGAGCTTGCCCGACAGCACCCAGGTCCTTGAGGGCGCACCGGTGTCCGGGTTGAGCATCGGCGCGAAGAAGGTCGCCTCCACGGCGATGACGTCGTACCGGTCGTCCGCGCCCCACCGGTTATCGTAGCCGGCCAGGAGCTCCTCTGCGGCGACCTGCTCGTAATCGTCGTACCCGCGGCCGGCCACCGCTTCGATCGCGGCCACCAGGCGCCCCGTGCCGTCGTCCTTCCACCACGCCTCAAGGCCGGTGTGGCTCAGGGACCCGAACCGCATGGCTTCCGGCGTGGAGGCTGGACGCCAGCCCTCCACGTACATCAGGTGGTGCTTTCGGCGGCAGTCGCGCCACGTCCGCAGGCGGGAGACCGTCAGGATGTTACTCATGCTCCGGCGCCGTCGTTGCTCTCGTCTCGTCCATGATGGTATCTTCTCCTCGTTGGTTTTCGATCTGGCGCCGACGTTGCGGATGGCTCCCGCGTCGGCGCCTTTCGTTTGTCAGGCGGTCCCGTTCCCGTGCGACTCGATCTCGGCCATCATCCGCTCGGAGCATGACCTGCAAATGCCGTGCGACAGGCGGGCCCCGTTCTCGATCAAGAGTCCGTCGAGAAACGACGCGGGGGCGTCACACCACGAGCACGCGGACGCCAGGACTTCCCCGTCGGGCACGTGAGCGTAGGAGACGCGGTTGGCGATTCTGCTGATAATGCCGCTGTCGGGAATCCCAACGGCAGCGGATACGTCGATCAGCCGGACGCGGCGCGCGCGCAGATACCGAATCGCCCTGACTTGGTCATTAGAGAAACGGGACCTGACGAGGCCGAGACGCATGGCGTGGACGTAGTTCTCCGTGGGCGTGACCCACTCCAGGTTGTCCGGGTGGTTGTTGAGCTTGTCCCCGTCCTTGTGGTTCACGTGGTGCTGTGAGGTCGGGGGCGGGCCGTACCACGCATCCGCGACGATACGGTGAACTCTCGTGCTCCCCCAGCGGGCGTAGCCCCCAGAATCGACAGACACACGCCGGGTCGGTGTGGCCAGGCGAACAGCAATCCCGGCGTCGACGATCCTCCGCCGCACATAGGTTCTCGACCTACCGGTCATGCGGGCCAGTTCTTCGATGCTGTAGTGCTTTCTGTAACGTGTCACAATGAAGTCGGCCGCAGTTGAAGCGGTTACGCCATTCAAGAAGGCGTGGCTCACGTGGACACCCTCACTGTCCATCCGATACCGGGCCGGTAGTGGCCGGTGGCGAAGACAACGATCTGGGCCGGGACCTCGGTGATCTCGCCGGCCTTGCCGATCCAGCGGAGGGCCTTCATGGCGTCACCCGGCGCGCGAGAAGGCGGCTCGATGCTTCTTCGAACGCCGCGTGTTGCGACCCGATGGCGTCGGTCACGGACCACCGGGCGCGCTCCTGGTGGCCGTTCGTGGCGTCCGTGACATCGACCCACCCGGACATCCCGTCTGAGTAGGAGTCGGTTAACCCGAAGTCGTCCGTCCAGTCCCAGCGTCTCATGCCGTCCTCCGCTGCCGGTACAGCCCGTGGATGTCCACGCCACGCTCCGCCAGCTCGCGGATGCGAAGCGATGCCCGCCGGGCGACCAGCCGGTAGCGGTCGATGGCGTCAGCGTGGACGGTCCCGCCGATGATCCCCGCGTCGTCCTCGGCACCGTCGAGTCTGGATTCCTCGGACATGGCGTCGATCCCCTCAGCGATCAGGCGGTCGGTGTCCTTGGCCACGAGGTCGGACAGTTCATAGGCGTCCTCCATCGCTTGCAGGAGCGCCAGGGGGTCGGTGGCCGATCCGGCGATGAGTCGGACGCAGACGTCCAGCACGGCCCGGTTGTGGCGGTCGGTCACCTCGTGGCCGATGGTGGACTCCGCCTTGCCCAGTGCGGCGCCGACGGCCCGAAGCGTCCCGGCGTGACGGATGGCCTCGTGGGACAAGCGTGAGGCGTGGCATTCGATCCTGCGTCGACGTGCTCTCAGGGTCTCCATGGCGTTGGTCTCCGATCTGGGTGGCGCAAACTCCGGGCGGATCCTTGCTGGCCTCCGTTGGCTCCCCGGTACAGGGTCCTGCATGCGACACATCTCGCTCATCATCGTCAGACTGCCGGGGAGGCGACGCGCCGGTCGTTGGCGAACGTCGGTCTGCTGCTGCCGGCTGTTCCCGACGCGGCACCTCCCCTGCTGTCTTCCACCGGCACCACCGGCACGGGCCACACGAAAGGGTCGGCGCCCAGCAGGCGCCCGGATCCGGCGCAGGAACCGCAGGGACGACCGCGCTTCGAACCGTCCCCGTCGCACCCCCGGCAGTAGTGGGTGTCCGCCACGCCCACGACCGTCTGGCCGTCGAGGGTGCGGAAGACCACCAACTTCTGCGAGGGGGCCACCAGGCTATGCGACATGGGTCCCCCGTTCCGCCCGGCACCGCTCGGCCTCGATCAGGGTGGCCATCCGGTCGCACAGAGCCGACCACGTCACAGGGCTCGGGGTCTTCACCCCGGCATGACTGGCGATACTGTCCCGCCAGGCCGCGTTCATCGCCCGGAGCCGGTCGGGCAGGGCCGGGTCGCGTCGCTCGGCGTCGGTCATGCCGAGCCAGAGGCAGTCCGCGAGACGGGTCACTTTCTTGGCGCGGGCAAACTGCTCATGAGGGCTATGCGACATGGGTATTCCTCCGGGCGTATTCGATCATGAGCGCGCCGGACAGGCCGTTTATCTCCCGGACGCGTGCGACGTCCTCCTGCGTCAGCGCGAGGGCCGCGACGGCCACGTCTTCCCGGGTGTACGGCACGGCGGGCAGGGCGAAGGAGCGCACCACCATGAGCACGACGTCAGCGGGCGAATCAGATGCAGGGGGCTGGACTCTCGGGCCGTCCTCCGCGTCTGCCTCTGCGGTCGGTACGTCCTGCTCGTCCACGGGGGGGACTTCCGCGATTTCGGGAGCCGTGACCACGGACTCCACCCTCTCATCTGCTCCGCTCCGCTCTTCTCTGGGCTTCGGCTTCGTGGTTGCCTTCTGCTTCCGCTGGCTGATCGGCACGTACTTGTGCGCCGTCTCCCGGATGCGCTCGGCGGTGACCGGCTTGGCCTCGGACGCGGCCTGCTCCCGGGCCTCGGTCAGGACGGTGGCGCGGTGCTCGGGGGGCACGTCCTTGAGGGCGCGGGCCTGGCGCTCGTTTTTCGGTACCATGGTACCGGTTTCGGCCAGCGAGGCCACCACCTCATGGGCGTCGATCAACTGGCGGGCGCGGCGGTCGTTCCATCCCCAACGCTCTCGGCAGTATGCCTCGAATGTGTCGTGGCTGGTGCGGTACAACTGCCGCTCGCGGATGAGGGCGAGCGCGGCGCCGACCTCCACGAAGGTGGTCATGCCCCGCTCGATGATGCCCT